CTCTGTTTGGTGGGGTGCTTAGTGGGATTCGAACCCACGACATTCAGAACCACAAACTAATTAAAGGATTGTTGAATGCGTTGATTGTCATACGTTTTCCGCTCTGTGTAGTGATTGATGGAAAACATTTGGAAAACATGTTGGGGTATGTTCTTGGGTTTATGAGGTAGTTATAATCTGAATGCTTGGGTTTGAGGGTTCTTATAATCTGGGGGCTTGGGTGGTTATTTGATGGTGATTGTATAATGCTTTGTCGCTGTCTGTGTGGTACCATTTGAGACCACGAGAATTGTAAATTATATTTGCTTCGCTCAGAATGCTTATTGGATAATAGCAATAATTCAAACCTGTTGCGCGAAAGGCTAAATAGGAGTTGTCTGATGGGATTGTGTTTCTGTATGATGGGGGACTTAATACGTTTATTTGCTCTCCGGCTCTCGCAATGTGGTCAAATTCTAAAGATTTACCATTGATATAAACAATGTCACCGGTCTTTAGTAACTTGTGCAGGTTGTGGCAATAACCTGCCTTGGGGCATCTGCATTTCTGTATCAGTCGTCTGATGGGTTCTAATATCAAGAAATTTAGCAGGCACAGAATTAGGCCCACTGTTCCGAATAATGGGAGATCGACTACTGGGTGTATAAACGAAATCCAAATTACAAATATAGCAAATGCTGCACCTGTTATGTAGGATAGTGCGGTAAGGCATATTTTTTTTGCTTTCATGCTTTATAGGAACTTGTTTGTCTGTTTGTATTTATTGTACCGCCCATCTGTTGATGGGCGGTACAATAATTATATACATGTGCGTATGAGGCCCATTATTTGATTACATTCATTGATTCTTAGTTTTCTTGATGTTCTTCGTTGTAGTTTCTCTCGTTTATCCCGTCGATAAATTCGAACTGCTTGTTGTTGAAGCATTTCTTGCAATACCATAAGTAGTCTGGGTTGATGCATATTCGGGAGGTATCAATAAAAGAGATACCTGCAGGACAGTGACCAGCTTGATCTTTTTCTTTGTACAGTTCAGAGCAGTCTCTTCTTGTGTGTAAGATATGGCAGCTTGAAAGATAAACGTACTTGCCAATCGTGTCACTTGAAGAAGACTGACCCTCTATACTGTTCGTCTTATTATCGCATGATGATGCGATGATTGCGAGAACTACCATTATAGTAGTAATTATCTGTTTCATTTTTCTAATTGGATTATATGCAAGTTCGTATCAATCCCATGACGCGGAAGATGCGGACGACGTCGGCTTTGGGGACGCGGAACGAAACGTAGCGTGATTGGTTGTTTGTACTTTGACATTCGTAGTCTTTATCACGATCGATGAGGATTCGCAGGAATAATCCGTGATTGAGGGTGTCGATTGCGTAGATGTTTCCGTTGAGAATGTAGGTGTTCTTTGGCATTGCGCTGAGGGCAACGCGATCTCCTACCTTGAAGTCGGGCAGCATGGCTTCGTCTTGTACTTCCATGTATAGTTGAAAGTCGGAGAATCCTGCAAAATAGGGGATTAGTTCTACTCCTTCTTTTTTCTCTATAATAATCTTTTCGTACACGTCTATATTCTGTTGTTTGTACAGAGACATAGGTATGAGCGGTCGCACTTCGTCTTCTGCTGTCTGCAATGAACTCTGTACGGGTTTGCTATTTTTATATGTATTATGTACGCTATTTGCGAACATGGTAGCACCAGGTGAATTGTAATTGCGCTGCTGCACGTTCGCAGTGTCCGCGGGCAACTTCACCTGCCTTTCTTGTTGGGGGCGAAGCATGTCACCTTCGCCAGTGAGAAGCCATGACATGTTGAGGTCGGGGAATGCGGATTTTATTTTTTCAATGGAAGAATTCCCTAAAGACTTCATGTTGTTAATATATCCGTTCGCTAGACCTGTGCGTCTTTCAAACTGTCGCTTATTGATTGATATAGACTCGATATACTGAATCAATCTATCTTTTATCGTGATATTATTCATAGTCGTAATATTTGTAATGCTTACATTGCAATAACAATCTAATATGGTTAATCAATCTAAATATCATATAGATTACAGCTCTATTTCTTTTAGATTATTAGTCTATATTCTATCTTTGCAATCGTAATCAACAATCACCCAACAGGTGGTTACTGCAAAGGTAGTGAGATTTGTTGGTGATTGCAACAAAATGAAGGTTAGAGTTATGAGAAGAAACAAATACATAATTCAAGTGCCTTATGGCGCGAAGACAGAGATTGCCAAGAAAATTGGAATCCGAAAGGAGTATGTGAGCCGTGCGTTGCGGTACGACAGTGAGACCGCTCCGAGCCAGATGCGTATTCGTGATATTGCGATGAAGGAGTTTGGCGGACGTTTGGTTAAGTTGGTTTACTAAAGATAGATAGAATGCCATGACACTGAGTGAAGTAAACAGATTGATAAAGGAGTCGGTGCAGATAGGTGTGATGCAGGCAATAAAGACTTACGAGCCTGCTCGTGACTGCATAAGGGCTTCGGAGTTGCGTGCCTGGCTTTCGTTGAACAAGATTGACTATGGTTTGTTCAGACGGTTGGAGGAGGCTGGCCTTGTGAAGAAGGTGAAGCAGGGCAATGGCACGAACTCGCCGATGGTGTATTCGAAGGCTGAGGTGAAGCAGGCTGTTGCGACGAGCACGGTGTGCGGTTGGCTGGCTGATGGTAGTATAGATAAAAACTGATGGCGTATGGACAAGATGGACAAGAAAGAGACAATGCGGATTAAGTCGATAGAGCGCAAGGCTTACGAGGTTTACAAGGAGGTTGATGCGCTTGTAGGACAGCTGCAGAGAGAGAATGTTGATTGGGAGATAATTGACGAATTGAAAAGTACTCGTGATGCCTCGTGTGATGTGGTTGACGCGTTGCAGTATGTGAGGGAGGAGTATGGTGATAATGAGTATTGATATGGCTATGACAGACAAAGATAAAGAGCTCGTGCAGTTGGCAAGGACGTACACGTACTTTGATGTTTGCAAGGTGGTTGACATGAAGAAGATTGCTGACACTGATGAGGCGAGAAGAGAATTGAGTATGATAGCATCTTCGTTGTATCACGAAGAAGAGTGGTACGCAGGATTGTTATAACACATAATAAAAAGACTGGTAAGATGAAGGATACGATTAAAGATGTGATAAAGGCACTTGTGTTTGGTGCTGTGATTATAGCTGGCCTGGTGTATGCTGGCCGCAGTGACTACCGCGATGCGGTGGTGACTGAAATGAAAAATAACGGTACGTACTACTCCATGCTGCATGAGCACCCCGACTGGACTGAGGGTCAGATGGTGGAGGCGTATGTTGACAAGGAATAATGATTGCTTAGTGAAATAACTACTTTGTGTGTTACAACTGTGGCCCGCTCAGTCTGTGAAGATATGGCGGTGCCGCGTACAAAGGCACTGTGCGGTTCGTGATGAATAGTGTGTGCCGTTCTGCCATGGCTTGATGTTTGGACATGGTTCGGCATGATGCTGTGGCAGTGGTTGGATTTAAGTTGATACTTATCTATTACACAGAGGCGTTGTATGGTTCGTGATGAATAGTGCACGCCGCCCATGCAGGTGATAGGCCGTTAATCGGATAGGCGGCAAGGAGACAGTGCATTGGACTCGCCATCAGTAATGATGCTGGATAGCCTTGGTGACGAGTTTGGTTTTTGCGTGACATAGGACATTATGGGGTTCGACTCCCCTCGCCTGCACGACAACAAGATTACTAACAATTAAACGAAAGACAATGGAACAACAGACAACTCAACAACAGGTGGTGGCTATGGCCAGCCCTCAGGAACAAGAGATACAGCTGCTTAAGATAAAGCAGGACACAGAATTTGCTGCCACTCCGGTGGGTCAGCAGGTGAAGCAGTTTGAGGCGACAATGCGTATTGCCAAGATGTATGCGATGTCGAGTTTTATCCCCGACTCGTATAAATACAAGAATCGTCAGCCTCTTGACATGAATAGTGTGATAGCTAACTGCACAATCGCCTTGGAGATGGCCACGCGAATGCAGGCCAATCCGCTGATGGTGATGCAAAACTTATATATCGTTCATGGCCAGCCGGCATTCAGCAGCAAGTTTTTGATAGCTTGCATCAATGCGAGCAAGCGTTTTTCTCCTCTCCGCTATGAGTTTAGGGGTGATGAAGGCACAGAAGATTATGCTTGCAGAGTCGTAGCCTACGAGATAACCGACACCAAGCACAAAGAACCGCTATGTGGTGACTGGATAAGCATCAAGATGGCAAAGGCCGAAGGTTGGATTGGCAAGACTGGCAGCAAGTGGCTGACGATGCCGAGCCAGATGTTGCGATACAGAGCTGCCGCCTTCTGGCAGAGGACGTATTGCCCGGAGATAAGTATGGGCTTGATGACTGCCGAGGAGGCTCAGGACAGTTATGTGCCTTATGAGGAGGTGAAGCCGCAGCCGGTGTCGTCGGTTCCGACAGACGAGATAGGGCGTCCTTCGCTGACGGAGCTTGCCGCGCGCACTGCTCAGCAGCAGACTGGTGAGGCGCAAGTTTGTCCAGAGGCTACTGAGTCGAACCCTTGGGGCGATGCAGAGGAAACAGATGTTGAAGGTGTAAAATCAGAAGGCAATGTATGACAACAAGAATCAGAACACGTTAGAGTGGTTCCGCCAAAGGCTGGGTAATATTACTGGTTCGGCGGTTGGCAACTTGATGGTGAAGCCAAGGGCGAAGGGCGAGACATGGAGCCAGACGGCTTTGTCGTACTTGAACCAGGTGGCTTTTGAACGTGCGATGAACCCTTTGGTGGTGGAAAATGATGACCTGTTTGCGCAGTATGTGGCGTTGAATGAAGTGAAGAGCAAGGCCATTACTTGGGGCCACGCGATGGAGGGCGAGGCCGCGCACCTGTTTGCGGTGATGTTCAAGAGTTTGTATGGCAGCACGAATCATGCGCCTTATGAGCTTGAATTGATAGAGCCATCGTCGGTGGTGTGCAAGGATTTGCCCCATTTTGCAAGTTCTCCAGACCGCATGTTTTTCAACCCCGAGACTGGCGAGGAGTGTGCTGTAGAGATAAAGTGCCCGCAAGGCCAGTCGTTTGCGAAGTTTGTGAATGGTGTGTTTTTGCAGTCGTCGCATGAGAGCCAGCTTGAAGGTTTGAAGAAGTCAGATGGCAACTACTATTGGCAGTGTTATGCCCACATGCTGGCGACTGGTGCGACAAAGACCTACTTTGTGGTGTACAACCCGTTTATGCAGAAGCCAATTTTTGCGCTTGAGATTGCTCGTGATGAGGCTGTGATAGATGAATTGCGTGCGAAGATATGTGCTGGCAATGCGTATGTGGACGAGTTGGCAGGCCGCATAACTGGCAAGAGTTGAAGTTGATGGCAGAGTTATACGTTCTTAGAGGTGCGGACGGTGGTTTGATGCCATGCTATGCGGAAGATGCCGCGCAGATAGAGCGTCTTGTCAGAGGGCGTGTGTACCTTGTAAGAGTGTATGAAGCCCGCAATGTCCGCCTTCACCGCAAGTACTTTGCGCTGATAAATGCAGCCTGGGGAGCCTGTGGCGAGATGTGGCGTAAGAAGTTCAGGAGCAAGGAGAACTTTAGGAAGAGTATCACTCTGCTTGCCGGTTATACGGACCATGTGTATAACGCCCGCAGTGGTGAGTGGGTAGAGATGCCGCGAAGCATAGCCTTTGACCGCATGCGTGAAGATGAGTTTGAGCAGTTGTATGATGCGACGGTGAGGATTATCAGAACGCAGTTTGCTCCACGAGGCCGACTTGCGAGAGAGGCTTTTGAGGAGGAGATAAAGGAATTTTGAAAAAAAGGAAGGAGGGCGCAGCCAGGAAGGTATGCAGCGGCGTATCACTCATATAAAAAAGACGATAGCGCATTTCGTCGGCCCTTCTTCCTTGATATATAAAAGTTGATGAGTTGAGGAGTTGGAGTTTTTAAGTTGAAGAGTTGAAGAGTTGAGGAGTTAAGAGGAATGTTTTAGAGGGTGGACTCGCAGAGGTAACTTCATAAGCTTGTAAACTCTTAAACTCATCAACTTGAAGGTAAGCTCATAAACTTGTCAACCCGTCAACTAATAAAAAACAAGTGACTAATTAAAATGAAGATAAATGAGAGAGCAAAGCAGGCTGGACCAGATGAGGCGCCTGGCTAATGAGGGTGTTCCGCGCATGCGCCGCCACCCCCATGATGAGGAGCACCAGTTGCAGGTGGCCTGTGTGCGTTGGTTCCGGTTGCAATATCCGGAGTTGGCTTATGCGTTGTTTGCCGTGCCGAATGGCGGGCGGCGAGATGCGACGACAGGTGCGAAGTTGAAGGCCGAGGGCGCGCTTGCGGGTGTGTCGGACCTGATACTGTTGAAGCGGAGCGGTGCGTATGGCGCGCTGCTCATAGAAATGAAGACTCCCAATGGTCGCCAGAGCGATGCTCAGCGCAGATGGGAGGAAGAGATTACAGCGTGTGGTGAGTACCGATATGTAGTGTGCCGAACGTTCGAGGGGTTCAAGAATGAGGTAAGCGGCTACATCGGCATCTCACTAAAAAAAAAAATAAGAGTGAGTAATATGGCAGAGAGCAAACGAACGGCCAGTTACTTCTCGCACGACAGCAATGCCAGGAACTCCGACCGATTGATAAAGGTGCGCATGAAATATGGCGCATTGGGTTACGGGGTTTACTTCATGATACTGGAACGGTTACGCGATGACCCCAGATACATGAGTGTCAGAGATTATAATATGATAGCCTTTGACCTTCGTGTTGACTCATCGGTGATTAAGTCCGTTGTTGAAGACTTTGGGTTATTTGTCTTCACCGAAGATGGTGAGTACTTCTACTCCGAAGGTTTCATGCGCAGAATGGACTTGAAGGATAATGAGAGGCAGAAGCGGTCGGCAGCGGGCAAAAGGGCCATGGCTACCAGATGGGGCACAACAACTGATAAGAGTGTTATAACAGAGTTACCCGAAACGGATAAGAGTGTTATAAGAGTGTTATCGGAAACTGATAAGAGTGTTATAACAGAGTTACCCGAAAATGATAACAAGAAAAGTAAAGTAAAGGAAAGTAAAGTAAAAGATGATGGTGTAGAAGAAAAATCGCCATCGACGGCATCACCGGCAGAAGTTGATAATTTGGCAACGGACTTGAACGAATTGCGCAAGGAGAGTGGTTGGATAAACCTTGTTGCCATGAAGTTTGGCATGTCAGTGGCCGAAGTGGTTGGTGTGATTGCGGACTTTGAACTTGACTGCCGCGTGAACGGCAAGATGTATCACCAGAATCTGTCTGATGTGAAGAGCCACTTTGCTAACTGGCTACGCATTCAGCGCAAAAAAGAAACGAACCATGCAGGAAGTGAACAAGACCCCGCAGCAGCGGAAGCGAAACATACCCGACGTAGGGGAACTGATGTTGCAGCTACGTCGTCAGCGGATTACTCAACAAGGCTTTAGGCTGCCGCTTGGTGTGGAAGATGCTTATGAGCTGTTATACTCAGCCCTCCGTGTGGAGGTGGAGAGCAAGCATCGCAAGTTTGTGGCAGACGATGAGACAACTCGCATTGTGGCCACTCTGGCGAAGTATCTGACATCGAAGGACGTGCACTTGACTGGACTGATGTTCTGTGGTATGTGCGGCAATGGCAAGACGACGATGCTGTATGCCCTGCAGAATGCAGTGAACTGGCTGAAGGAGAATAACCGGTTTGGCAAGGAGCAGACGGAACGCGGTCTTGACCGGCTGAATGTGGTAGACGCTCGTACGATAGTGCGGCGCATGAAGTTGAAGCCGATGGAGCTGATAAAGACCCCGATGCTTGCCATAGAGGACATGGGTCGCGAACCTGCTGAGGTGCTTGACTATGGCAATGTGACTACTCCGCTGACGGAGTTGCTTGAGTGCCGGTACGATGAGCGGTTGTTTACGGTAATCACTACGAACCTGACGGGGAAGCAGATACGTGAGAAGTATGGCGTGAGGATAGCTGACCGTATCAACGAGATGATGGAGGTTGTGGTGTTCAAGAACGGGTCGTACAGGTGAGGAGGGGGATTGGTTTAAGTTGAAGAGTTGAGGAGTTGAAAAGTTGAGGATTTGACGGGTAAAAATAGCAAACGACAAAACGAATGATAACAAAATTTGATTTCAAGAGCCATACAATCAAGAGTTATGCGATACGCAAGCTCACGCCCTTGGAGTGTTTCAGACTGATGGGTGTGCGCGATAATGTGATATACACGATGCAGAGCACCAATGCCGAGGCCGCCGAAAGGGTGCAAGGCTGGAAAGGCAAGGGCAAGGCAGAGGACATGGCGATTTCTGCGTCACAGCAATACAAGCAAGCAGGAAACAGTATTTGTATAGATGTGCTTGTTTGCTTGTATGAGCAACTGTGGTACCCGAAGCATGAGAAGCGTGAGATAATAGAATTGCAGTTGTTCCCAGAGATGAAGTTGCCTTCGGAGCCAGTGGACAAGAGCAAGGGCGAGAAGGTAATCATCACCACTTTCAGTGGCTACGACTCGCAGCTGATGGCAGCGGACGTACTAAAGGAGCGACACCCCGACTTCAAGTGGACTTGCATGGGTTGGAGCGACATAGACAAGTATGCTTGTCAGATGCACGACCTTGTATTTCCGCAGTATGCTGACAAGGCACTTGGCGACATCACCAAGATAGACTGGCACAAGGTGAAGGACACCTTGCAAGGTCGCGAGGTAGATTTGTTCACCTATTCTTCGCCTTGCCAGGACATCAGCCAAGCAGGAAAGCAGATGGGACTAAAGGAGGGCAGCGATACCCGAAGTGCCTTGTTGTGGCGCGTGGCCGATGCCATTGAGGTGCTGAAGCCAAAATATCTGTTGCAGGAGAATGTGGCAGCCCTGGTGAGCAAGAAGTTCATGCCAGACTTCCAGAAGTGGTTACAGAAGTTGGAGCAGTTGGGCTATATAAACCGTTGGGCGCGCCTTAATGCCAAGGACTATGGTGTACCTCAGAACCGCGACCGAGTGTTCTGCCTTTCGATGCGCAAGGACGTGGCCTTCGACTACCAATTTCCAAAGCCTTTTGCGCTCGCCACACGACTGGAAGATGTGCTTGAAGATGAAGTGGCCGACCGCTATTTTCTCAAAGACGATGCGGTGAGCAAGTTCCTCAAGGCCAACGACACCGACACGGCACTGTTCATGCAATTCGACTTTCCTCCCACTCACGAGGCGGCGATGTTCTTGAAGACGTGGCTCACGATATGGCTGCAAACATTCGATGGTTGGAGCATGACACCCACAAAGCTTGAAGAGGAACTTGGCAAGGTGACCAGCGAAATCAATTTGTGTTATGCCACGTTCAGCGAGCAGGGTGTGTCCGCACTTGGGGCGAAGTTTGAAAGTATGTATAACGAGAACATGAAACGCCGTCAGTACGATGAGAACCGATAATCCACCATACCGTGTGATACGCATCATTGTTGATATGATTGGACGAGGTAGATTATGCGTTTGCCCTGCTTCAATGTTCAGTGCCGAACGTCTTAACGGAGTGTTTCACGGCTATGCCATATCGCTTATGGCACGGACAGATTGCAGTGATGTTTTCTTTATTGCAGTGGAGTTATGAAAGTATTAAAACCTCTCAATGCCGACACCTCCCACTTGTGAAGAATTATAAATGCGCAATATTTTAAGGGTGGTGCAGCCCCTATTCTTGACACAAAATCGAGTGGTGCAAGCAATATTTATTGATTGAATATGATTGAATGTATCGGTAATCTTTTTTACGGCGAGTTCTAAAGCGGATTTGGTGGTAACGTGATAGGCGTACATGGCGAGTGTTTAGCCCTTACCACACTGCTTACACGCTATGGCGGGCTGCAAATAATGATTGAATATGATTAGACCTAATAGGGGGGGAATTGCGTATGCATCGGTAGACTGCTACCTCCTTCCGACGGGTGGCACGACTTATGCCTTCGGGTGTACAGCGTGTATGGCGCAAGTCCTTGCATACCGTCAAGGGCACAAGAAGCCCCTATCTGCCCTAAGATATTGATTGAATATGCTTAAAAAGAATGCGCGGCTTGAACGTATGGTTACCCAAGGCTTCCGCCCAGGACATGGCATTTGGATAGATACCTACAACCGACAATTCGGTGGGGGTATAATCTACACCATACTTGCCGGAGTGAGCAGCCGTAACCATTACTATGTAGCAGTAGAATTATGAATGCTGAGATACGCCCCATCATTCTGGGCCGTTACTCACCATCGCAAAACGGCATCATTGTGTCGGCAAAGGGCATTGCGCTTTGCATAGCTGGAGGTGGTAAGGGTCACGATGTGGATAAACCTAAGATATTGATTGAGTATGATTAGAGGGAAAGCAATATCCATTATGGTAAAAAAGTCTATTTACTCTTGTGTGTATTGCAACATGCAGTCACATGGACTTGTGACACCTAAAAAACTTGATGAAGTATGTTTCACACTATCTTCCGCTATGGGACTTGGTGGTGGGCAGACACCTGTAATAGTCAGAATATATGACTAAGCGCATATACATCGGCTGGAGCAGAGACAATAAGGGCAAGATAGTGAAACGTCCTGTAAAACAGATAGCCAACGCCATCACCCAAGCTACTGGCGGAGCGCATATCTGTGAGGACGGACTTGGCAACACGACACCCTATGTGGTGTATGTGCGTGAATAAGAGTAAATAAACCATCAACGATAATATAACAACAGCAATGAACAATCTAACGACAACGACACAAGGTAACCCATTCTTTGGCAAAAGCCTGAAAAGACGCATTGGCTCACCTCTCTACACCACCTACAAGAATGGCATTAACGAGCTGGAGGAGCGCGACAGGCGATGCAGAGAAGAACCATTGAGCAAGGAGAGCCGCATCTTCGGTGATGTGTTTTATCTCAACATGATGCGTAAGGAATTTGCTAACAAAAAGTTGCGCAGTGCGCTGTGCACTATCAGTATGAGCAAATATTTCCGACACGACATCAAGAAGCGCGTCAAGGAAATCCAAGTTAAGATAGCACAGTGGGACAGTGATATAGCTCGCTGCATAGCTACCGACAGCTTGATTGAGATGTATGACGGACTCGCAGAGTGGACAGATGAACACTTTGAACATCTGTGGCAACCGTTTTACTACTCGGTGATGCAGGTGCTTACACGGAATGGCGTTAAGGACGCTCCCTTGATGGCGGAACTTGAATGTGCGCTGCCTTTGTATGAGTATGCCAACGGCCGATTGCTGATGGACATTGCACAGACTGCAATGGACTGCCCTGCCACCAAGCTGCTTGGTGTGATGGTGGAGGAGGATATTTACCGCATGACGGACAAGCTCCGCACACGGTTGGCTGGCATTGTGACTGGCAAGGACGAGGAGATTGACCTTAATGCCGACAACAACGTCAACACAGCTGGCGTCAATCTGCTTAACGCATTGAGCAACACGGAGCAGATGAAGGGCTGGCTACAAGATTATTTTGAATATCGCGATAGTGCGAAATAAATTGACAAACAACATGACGATAGAAGAAAGAGTTTTACACTACACACGAAGAAACTCCTACGGGAGATTGATATTTCCTCATTGCGTGAGAGCGCACATTGACGAGATTATGCTTTATGCGCCTTGGGCGTTGAGTGCAACAGAATTGAATAACATCAAGAGAGGTATAATGCGATGACTAAGCCAGTGTGCAAGAACTGCAAATACTATGTGTGGAAGACGAACTTGCTCTATCTGCCAGACGGATATTATTGCAAGTATGCCTTCAAGCCTTATGCTCACAAGTGGGGCAACTGCATTGATGATTGCGAACACAACGACAAGATAATAAGTGGCAACAACAAAAAAAACAAATAAAGAAATGGAAACAAACATTGGAAAGAAAGTCATTATCCGCGGCGACCGCAGCGGAGTAGAGTTTGGAACATTGGTCGCACACGACGGTCAAGAGGTTACGCTTCACAACGCTCGTAGAATATGGTACTGGGACGGAGCAGCATCTCTTTCACAGCTCGCCGTAGATGGCACGTCTAAGCCAAGTGAATGCAAGTTTACTGTCGCGGTAGAGAGTATTACCATTATTGACGCAATAGAGATAATTCCTTGCACAGACAAAGCGATAGAATCAATAGGAGGAGTACCAGCATGGAAACATTAGAAACGCGCATTAAAGAATTTCTTATCACAACCTCTGGCAATGGTTCTGGCCTTGGCTCTGGCTATTTCGATAGAAATGGCATTTTCTTTGGCTTTGGCTCTGGCGATGCCCCTGGCAAAGGATATAGCTCTGGCGATGGCGATAGCGATGGCTGTGGATATTGCGATGGCTACGGCTCTGGCGATGGTGCTGGTATAGGCTGTGGTGTTGGTAAAGGTGTAAAGGAACTGAATGGAGACAATGTCCATCTCATAGATGGTATACAAACCATTATAAAATCAGTTCGCGGCAACATTGCGCAAGGTTTTATCTTAAAAAACGACCTTACTTTGCAGCCTTGCTACATTGTCAAGGAACAAAATTATTTCGCTCATGGCGACACCTTGCACGATGCTTTCACATCTCTGCGAGAAAAGCTCTATGACGATAGCACAGAAGAAGAGCGAATAGAGGCGTTTGTGAAGGAATTTCCCGACTACGACACGCCTTATCCCAACCGCGACCTTTTCGCTTATCACCACGTTCTCACTGGCTCATGCCGCATGGGGAGAGAGAGCTTTTGCAAGAATAATGGCATAAACCTTGATGGCAGCACCACAGTCCGCGAGTTCGTATCTCTGACAAAGGATAGCTATGGCTCAGGAACTATTCGTAGGCTACCGCAGGCTTATGGAGTGGACGAGCAAAACGAATGACAGAATATGACGGAAAAAGAAAAGATTAGAATGCTGCTTAAGATGCGCAACAAGATTGCGAGCATGGGCATGGACTACAAGTGCAGCTGCACTTTTGTTGAGAACAGGCTGACAAACCCGAATGTCGCAAAGACGTTTGATGCGCTGAGAGAGGCACTGGAGAACCAGTTACGTAAACAATTCAAATTTAATATATAGCTATATGGAGAAATACAGATTAACTGATGAGACCATAGACTTTCGCGATGCAACGTTATATAGAATCGAAGCTCTTAGGAACTTTGGTTCTATAAAAGCTGGTGACAAAGGTGGATTTGTGCAATCATATCATAATCTATCACAAGAAGGAGATTGCTGGCTCCATGGCGAAGCTAAGGTCTTTGGTAACGCTAAAGTCTATGAGAATGCACAAGTATTTGGCAGAGCAGAAGTCTGTGGCTACGCTTCTGTCAAAGGCGACGCTTTTGTCTTTGGCATAGCAAAAGTTTATGGTAGCGCTTTTGTCAAAGGCAACGCTTTTGTCTTTGGCAGAGCAGAAGTTTATGACTGGGCTAAAGTCTATGGGAAAGCACAAGTATTTGGCGATGCTAAAGTCTATGGTAACGCTTTTGTACATGGTGACGCAGAAGTCTATGATAAAGCAGAAGTCTTTGGCGTGGCATCAGTCTATGGTAACGCTTTTGTTAAAGGCGACGCTATAATTAAAACAGGCCGAGATTATATAGTTTTCAAAAATTGGTGGAGCAGTGACCGCTATTTTACATGGACACGAAGCAACAATATGTAGAACGTTGGTTGTTTCTATGGCACTGGTAAAGAACTCATCAAGAAAGCCTATGCGGATAGTGAAGATAGCGGAAAAGAATATGAACGAGTAGTGAGATATGTGGAGAGCATTCTTGCAGACTAACGAAAATTTATAAAAAACTATGACTACAACATTCTACAATTACACACCCCACACTATTGTACTTAACAACGGAACTAAATACGACAGTGTCGGAGTGGCACGAGTTCAGAACACTTTCAGCGAGGTTGACGATAACGGCATTTGCTCAGTGAGCTATGGCGACATAACGGGATTGCCCGAGCCTAAAGACGGCTGCATATACATCGTTAGTGCTTTGGTGCTTGCCGCAGCTAAGGCGGCTGGCAGAACGGATTGCGTTGCGCCTGCTACGGGCCACCCTGATTGTCTGCGCAAGGACGGCTTTATCGTTTCTGTTCCTTGCTTTGTGAGATAACATTATTAAAAACAAAAAACCAAACAATATGCAGGTAGAAATAAGCGCAATGATTGAGGATTACGATATTCTCGCTTACGTATCAGAGAAAAAACAGGCTAAAGTAATTGACAACATCTTCTATGAGTGTGCCGAAGAGAGTAGAAGGGAATTTATTCACGGTCTTGAAACTTCTTATCTTGTTGATGAACTGGAGGCACGTGGATATACGATTACTAAAAATAAATAAAACAATGAACATAGCAGAAATATTGTATGAATGTCCAAGTGATACAAAGCTTTATAGCTCAATATTTGGCGAGCTAAGCTTATTGTACGTTCTGCCTTGCTTACCTTATCCTATATATTGTAAGGTAATAAGGAGTGGAAGCACAGTAAGTTTTACAGAAGATGGTAAACGTAACATAACAGATGCAGAACCTACGCTATTCCCATCAAAAGAGCAACGTGATTGGAGCAAGTTTGGAGTGACTGACCAAAAACAGAAACACGAGCTAAAGCCTTTCGACAAGGTTCTTGTGCGAGACCGTGATGAACAAGAATGGGAGTGCAACCTTTTTAGTCACATAGGTGAAGAAGGACTGTATTATTGCGTTAGCTCATGGTGGGTTCAGTGTATTCCATACGAGGGCAACGAACATCTTTTAGGGACTACAAAAAAACAACAATGACACGAACAAAATTTAAGAAAATTCCGTTTGACCTTGAACTTGCGAAGAAAATAATGAACAAGGAGGTAAAAGGAAGGATAGTATCAGAAGATGGTCGTAAGGTTCGCATTATTTACATCGACAACGAGTCTTTTACTGAAACAACATTCCTCGCACTGTATAAGGATAAAGATTTTAATATAGAGAAATACTACCGATTGAATAAAGATGGAAGATATTTCCGAGGAGAAAGAAGTGACCTTGACCTTCATCTCGAAGTTCCAAACAATGAATAGAAAACCTAAAAATTATAAACAATGACACGAACGACATACAAAAGAGTTCCCTTTAACCTTGAACTTGCAAAGAAAATAACGAACAAAGAGGTTAAAGGACGGATAGTGACAGAGGACAATCTTCCTGCAAGGATAGTTTGCTTTGATTTGAAGTATGGAGGAAGTAAAATCCTCGCAATCATTGTTGATTGCGGAGATTATGAAGTCGGGATAAGGTGTAACTTAGATGGTATTTGCCGTGATGACAGAAAAGAAGATAAATTCAATCTCCGCATCGAAGTCCCCACCTACTACCGCGACTACTCCAACTTTGTTCCTCAAAGATGGCAGACTTGTTTGGTGAGAGATTATTCTTTAGATATATGGAGAGTAGCAGTATGTAGCGGAAAAGATGCTTATGGTAGACCACTCTTTTACTCGGAAAGAAATGCTGATGGCTGTTGCGGTTGGTATCATTATCTCCCACTTTCTAAGGTAACCGAGCGTCTGATTGGTATAAGCAAGAGCTACGAAGAACTGATAAAAGAACTTGATGCAGAATCAACTGCAACAACTAAAAAACGAGCAACAATGACACGAACAACATTCAAGAAAATTCCATTCGACATCGAACTGGCGAAGAAAATCACTAATAAGGAGGCAAAAGGGCGCATCGTTACACAAGAAGGGAAAAAAGTAAGAATTATATGTTGGGACAAGAAGCCAGTCGATGAAGAAGCACATGAATATCCTATTGTTGCAATTATTCAAAATGATTACAATGGAGAAATGTTGCAAACATTCACAGCAGAAGGTGCAGCCTGTTATCCTAACTATAAAAGTCGTTATGACCTTATAATAGAAATACCCACCTACTACCGCGACTACTCAAACTTTGTTCCGCAAAAATGGCAACCTTGTTTAGTGAGAGATAATGAGAACCATCTTTGGGGAATTCAAGTGTACTCACATACTGATTGTCAAGGTAAAATGCTGTTTTACAACGATGAAGGCTATGTAATACCATATACTAAAGTTCTTCCTCTCTCCAAAGTGACCGCACGTTTGATAGGCACAACCAAGAGTTACGAACAACTGATAGAAGAACTTGACAAGAATGGGAAAGATTAAATCATGTGACGGGCAAGGCTGCAAGGAGCGCAAGGCTTGTTTGCGCTATGCCCTGTCGCATACAGAGAGTGACAGACACAACATTCACAAGGCTTGCTATTTCGCAAGTCCGAACGGGCGCGACTGCCCGATAAAGATAAAACAGAGAACAATATGAAAGAGGACATGACTGCACTTGTGCTAAGGCACATACCAGAGCGCGTGCCACACACCAAGTCGGAGCTTGCCGACATCTATCTGACAGAGTCGAACAAAATTGAAACAGACCGCATGAAGTCGCGTGAGAGAAAACGTGACGATGACGAGGTGGTCAATAGCCGCTACGACCCACTGATTGCCGACAAGGAGGCACAACTCACCGAACTGCAAAACGAGATAGAGAAACTTAGACATGAGATGTTTGGGCAACTCTTATATGCCAGTTTGGAAGAGGAGCGCAGAAACCAGGAACTTGCCGACAGACGAAAGGTGCTTGATATGTGGTTTGAGACAATGCGAAACAGAATAGAAAAAGAACAAGAAAACAACAAATAACAAAACAAACGATTAAAAACATGATGAAACTTTTTGTAGAAGGATTGAAGGAAATGTATGCAGTGCTTGACAATGCCATACAGAACTCTGACCATACGGACTTTGAACAGTGCTATTTGGCACTTGGTGAATTGTGCGAGTATGCTCTGTGCGGCTCAGATAGATACAAGGTAGTGACCTTTGCGCCTGACCGAATAGAGATGCTCAAAAGAGACATGAATTATGTGCAGGGACTCATGAGCAAGGAGGAGGAGAAAGCTTACCTTGATGATGAGTGGGAACGCCTAACTGGTAAAGAGGAGGGCAAGGAATGATAGCGATGATTGTTATTGCTGCTGTGGCGTTCTTCGTTTTCAGTGTGTACATGGCTTACCTTGCTGGCAAGGAAGATGGATTCTGCGATGGCCGCAGCGAAACTTACAGAGATTTGATACACATTATTGAACATTACAAGGAATTAGCTGATGCAAAGGACACTCCAACAAAGGGCGCGTGAGGCTGCCGACCGCATTCGCTGTGACGAGTGTGGCGAGCAAAGCACTTGTACGCCACTTATGGCGAAAGCCTGTCTTAAAGGTTTTATTCGCGGTTATGTGGCCGCTAATTCTAAAAATCAACAAACATGAAACTACTGATAGTAATAGCACTAATGCTCTTCGTGTATTGGCTTTGGAAGGACATCAACCGTCATGACGGGCCACCGATTGCGAGCAGCTAATTAGCAACATACCCCACTTACCAACCTCATATTTTTTCACTTCATAAATATAAATGGTTTTGTTTAGTTGGATTTGTTTTAATTGCCCGAGGTCGGGTAACACTCGGTCCGTGTCCGAGGTGGGGTACAAAATGTACCGTGACTGAATGTAGCCACGGTACTTGATTGAGACATCGGAAGTTTGTCTCGGAGGTGTAATCTCCAATAGAAATCATTGCAAAAGTACGAAAAATATGCCCTCTCTGCAACGCCACAATTTAATAACTTAAACTTAACGGATTGACTTTTAATGGTGCAGTGGTGTCGGCAGCACGTGGTTCGTGGCCACGGAGGGCGCAATTTTAATGAGAAATAATATGACTACAAAACAAGTTATTCACGCCCTGCATCTGCACCAAAAATGGCGCAGAGGGGCAATAAGCGAGATGCCATTAACGGCAAAGGAATATGGACAAGCCTTGGACGACGCAATAAGACTATTACGGCAATATGACAAACAGCAAGACAACGGGGCAATGCGGTGATTGCATGAGGTTCGCCAAAGGACGATGCCCGAAATTCTTTTCTAATTCTGTGCTTACCGCGTGTAATGGCTTCACACAGAGCAAGACTGTAACTGAAAATACACATTTTGAAAGATGCTTATAATTAAAACAAAGAAATTAAGTGAGAATGCGGTGATGCCGCAGCGAATGAATGTTGGTGATGCTGGTTTTGACCTGGTGGCGACATCGATGCGGAAAGACTACGAACATGGTGTGGTCGTGTTCGGCACGGGGCTTGCGTTTGAGTTGCCTAAGGGTTATGCGATGTTCGTATATCCGCGTAGCAGTAGCTACAAGCATCATGCGCTCATGGCTAATTGTGTGGGCGTGGTGGATAGTGGCTACCGTGGTGAGGTGCACGTTATGTTCCGTGGGTTTGATTGTGACTACGAGGTAGGTGACCGCATAGCGCAGGCTGTGATTATGCCTATACCGTGCGTTGAGTATGTGGAGGTGGAGGAACTGTCTGACAGCGAGAGAGGTGCTAACGGGATAGGTAGCACGGGGGTGAAGAGTTGAGGGGGAAGTTGAAAAGTTAAGAGGTCGGAGTTTCTAAGTTGAAGAGTTTAAGAGTTGAAGAGTTAAGAGGTCGGTTTAAGTGGTTGAACTCGTAGAGGTTACTCCATAAACTTTTCAACTTATAAACTTATCAACTCAAAAGTAACTTCTAAACTTATCAACTTGAAACTCCAACTCATCAACTACTCAACTTAAAAGTAACGGTTATGCTGGACGTCAATAGTTTGGTAAGTTGGAAATAAAGTGTGTGTGAAAGGTTGTTGCACTAATTTCGTGCTATATATAATCAATTAAGAGAGAGAAACTATGATTGGAGCTTTGATAGGTGCGGCGGTGTCGATAGGCAGCCAGATATATGGTGGCATAAAGGCACGTAAGGCTGCACAGAAGCAGGCAGATGCCCTTGCAAGCGAGAAGGCTGAGAACACTGCTTGGTATAACAGACGCATGAATGAAGATGTGACACAGCGCGCTGATGCCCAGCGTGTGTTGCGACTGGCAGAGGAGTCGATACGGCGTCGTAACAAGGAGGCTGCAGCGACCCAGGCGGTAGTTGGTGGCACTGAGGAGAGTGTGGCGGCTACAAAGGAGGCTAACGCGAAGGCCCTTGCTGACGCGACGAGCCAGATAGCTGCTGCCGGTGAGGCTCGCAAGGACTCGATAGAGGATAGCTACCGCAACCAGCAGCATAATATTGCGCGCGAAGAGATTGGACTTGATGCTCAGAAGGCTCAGAACACTGCTGAGGCTGTGAAGCAGATTGGTGCGACGGCGGGCAACTTGGCATCGGCAATAGATAGTGGTGATTCGGTGGGGAAGAGTTCGGCAAAAAAATCGAGTGGAACTTCCGTAACACCGGAGAACGTAACACCGGAATATGAAGCTGGAACGCCGGAGTATGGTGCCATGAAATCTATTGAAAAGGCAAGAGCACAAGCACAGAAAAATGCGGAACGCCCTGATTATTCTACAATGACATATCATTTATGATGACAGATACAGACGATGACAAGAAAAAGGCTGTAGCCGTGCCAGCAGCAACTCAGACGAAGCAGACTGGACAGACGAAGCAGACTGGGCAGCCTGCAGGTGGTACGACAACGGAGGCTGGACAACAGACTGCGGGTGGAGTGGCAGAGCCATCGGCACAGAGTGCGGGTGGTAATGATGATTTGCCCCCTGCACAGACGTATAGATATACGCACAAGCCTCTGACCGATGAAAAGTCGGAGGAGATGCGTGAGCGTGGCATGGCAGAGATGCTGGAGTTGCTTAAGAAGGGCCGTGAGAATTATGCTCCAGAGACAGAAGATGAGCGCAAGAAGCGTGTGAAACGCGAGCGTGCGAATGCTATAATTGCGGCATTGGGTGATGGCATATCTGCTATCAGTAATATGGTGACGTCGAGCAAGGGTGCGCCGAGCATGTATGAGGCTCAGAATGGTATGTTGCCGAAGTGGCGTGAGCGTTATGACAAGGCCAAGGCTGCACGTAAGGAGCGTGAAGATAATTACATTAACTATACTGCGAAGATGCAGGAACTTGCTAACCAGAACTCGGAATGGAAGCGCAAGATTGCGATAGACGAGGCGAACCAGGACCGACTTGATGCTGAATTGGCACGCAAGCAGGCACTTGCTGCTGCCCAGGCTGGCAGAATTGCCGCCCAGAATGCGAAGGACGAGGTGATGACTGCATATTATAAGACAAAAGAAGAATATATAAGTCTTGGGTATGAGCTTGACAAGGCAGAGAGTGCAGCGAGGGTGGCTAAGAATAAGGCATTAGCCGAGAAGGCAAAGAAAAGCGGCAATGGCACGTCTGGCAAGAAGGGCGGAGGCTCGAAGAGCTCTGCCGGTAAGGACTATACAGAGACAACGACAAGAGATTATACGGACACGTATGGCAACCCAAGGCATACAACAACGACGAAGACGAGGACGTATAAAAAAGACAAGCCTTTGAAGGGGAGGAGATATTACTAATAAACCGAACGACCGAACATACCGAACGAAATATGGAGACAGGACCAAAGAAGAAAAAACTATCTGCTAACGGCAAACGAGTATACCATGACCTGCAAGAAGCCGGAGGTGATTGTGGCACGGAAGAACAATTTTATGACTTTCTGAATGCACCAAGAGAGCAAGGATATAAGAACCGTAGAATGGTGTATGAAGACCTCAAGAAAAGTGGTGGCGACCCTGGCACTTATGAACAATTTGCCCAGTGGCTTGGTGTACACCCTATTAAGCCTTCAGCCCCCGTTGCCGCGTCACAGAAGCCAGCAGCGGCGCAGACTGCCCACCCTCAACAGACAACACAGGTCGCAGCACCGGTACAGCGTGCGCCAGCCGCGAAGCCGAAACCGCGTAACGGGCGGTTGACGGCGGCACAGCGACAGGCATATATAGCGAGGGCGCAACAGATGTCGCAACAGGTTGGCGCATCGGTGCAGCGCACAAAGAACCGCATGGATTATGCAAGAGCCACTTCGGGACTGAGGACACCGCGTGTGCAGCTTGGCAGCAAGGCCAGTGGCGGGGCGAAACTTGGCGAGAACAGCCGTGTGGTGGCTACGCAGCCGAAGTTTAACCCTGCGACGGGTAAGATGGAGCGGGTTTACTTGACAGAGTTGGGTAATGAGTATACGAGCCGTGCTGAGGCTGACATGGAGCAGAATGAAATAGACGAGGCGGTACAGCAGCAACTTTATCCTGGCTATAATGACTATAACGACAAACAAGCGGTGGCAGCGCAAGCTCCTGCTACTGCTGTTGCGGCCCAATTATGGAAGGAAGCCCAGAAGGCGTACGATGCTGAAAGAAATGCGAATGCGAAAGAAGTGTATGGAGGTAATCCATGGCTTCGTGGAGGTCGTGAAATGCACGTTGTAGATGGGGCCACAAACTCAGGCAAGAATGAGGAGTCGCGACTTAAGCACTTTGACTTGCAGAAGATGAGTGACAACGCCTGGGCGCGTGTGGGCAAGCAGATGACGGCATCGTGCTATGCGCGCCTTAGAAAGATGTACCCGAATGCGCTGGAGAGACAGGTGCAGGCTTCGGCGGAGAAAGAGGCACGTGCACTTGTGCAGAATGCTGTGTACAAGTATGCGGTTAAGATGAATGCGCCCAAAAGCCAGTTGGATTTCTTTATGAGGAAAGCCGTTGATGCTAACCTGTTGACAAGTGTGTTCAGAGGTCTGGCGCGCTACGGGGCTGGCACGACAGGCGACATGGCGGCCTACGAAGCAGCCAATGAGGAATATGGCAAGAGCCACCGTTGGACTGGTGTGTTCGGTACGGCTACGGGCATGGCGTTTGACCCGACGAACTGGGTTGGTGTATATGTAGGTTCGCTTGGCGGTAGGGCTGCACTGAACATAGGCGGCCGCTTTGTGCTGGGGAGTGCTCCTGGTGTGGGTGCCCGTTTGTTTGGCAGCACGATGGCAGGCAGGTTAGCGACTGGTGCGGCAAGCGGCATGGGCATGATGGGCACCTACGAAGGCGTGAAGGAGGCCGAAAGACAGTGGGTGTATGGCGGACACGTGAACCCCGAGACTCGCGAGAATGAGGGCTATTCGGCAGGTGCTGTGGCTTTGTCGGCCTTGAAAGGTGCCGGACTTGGCGCGATGACCGGTATGGTGTCGCCGTTGGTGGGCAATGTGGCAGACAAAGTGGTGCAAACCACGACCAGCGCGACTGGCAAGGTGGCGACAAGACTTGGCGAGGTAGCGACATCAGCCGTGGCCGAAGGTACGATATTTGCCATGCCGGCAGTTATTTCTGGACAAGAGAGTTTTGTTGACGCGTGGACCGAAAGCATGGCAATGATTGTAGGCTTCAAGGGTCAGCACATGGTGAAGTCAGCTGGCCAGGTTATAGCCGGAATGCGCCCTGTGGCAAATCCGCGGACCATGGAGGAGCGCAACAAGAACCGCAGAGGTTTTGCGGAGAACTTGAAAAGGACCATGGACGCGGGTGCGAACAAGCAATGGAATGGCAATCAGCCAGACGTTAGATTCACGAAGGAGGAACTTGCCGAGTTGAAGCAGATGGGTTATGGCAATCTTGCATCGCTGCTTACCCCCACCGAGAAGGTACTGCCGAAGAAGAAGCCCGGTCAGCCGAAACACCCCAAGAATACTGATGGCTTGACGGTATACTTTGATGTGGGGAGTGGCAAGAAAGAGGCAGAGGCAGACCCGAAAATGAAGTGGTTGCAGCAGCACCCCGAGTTTGACGGTTATGCCACGATGGAAAAACTCATGCAAGACCCGAATGTGAGCCAGGCGGCAAGGGCGAAGGCTTATTATATGCTGACCGGCCGTCAGTTGCCGATGGGTACTATTACCGGTTGGAACGTGGGTAAGGACGACAAGGGCAACATCTGGGTGAAGTCGGTGACGTCGGAAGGCGAGGTTGTAACGAGCAGACGTTTTAGAGATGAGGCATCGGCCAAGAGAGAGGAAGCCAAAATCATACGCCAAGTAGAGCTCAATACCGTTGACATGGGCGAGCAATATAAGGAGATGCAGGCCAATGCCGCTGTGGTAGAGACTGCTATAAAGGCTGTGGCTCCGAATGCCGATGTGAATGAGGCCATGCGCGTGTACGGCGAGGTGAAGAAGGGCAACAAAGATTATGACAGTTATAAGGACCTTGCGAAATCGATAGACGAGGCTATTGCGTCGAACCCCGAAGCGGTGGAGAGGGCCAAGACGTTATTGCCGGAAAACATACGTAAGGATATTGCCGAACAGACTGGTGTGGAGGTGGACAAGGCTTTGGGCAAACCAGAAGCCGAGCGCACTGATGCAGAGAAGCAGGCTGTGCAAACCTATCTTGAAAGACTTTATGACAAATCGGCGTCAGATGATGCGGTGACACCCCCCGATGCGCAACTGCAGGGTCCGGAGCAATTTGCTGAAGCCTATGCCAAGCACCGTACGCACAAGGGCAGCGGACAGGTGGTGCCAGCCACGATGAAGGCTGGTGACAGAAAGGTGTATGTTATTGATGGCGATGTGGTGCAATATGCGGACAAGTCGGGCATAGATGTGGCGAAGTCGGACAAGAGTATTGTTGTGTGTGATGCTGAGACGGGCAAGTATGAGTATACGAGTCCGGACCAGCTAATGAATGTTGGTGAGCCAGCGGACCCGAGCACACTGTCGGAGGCGTATATGGCGAACGAGCGTGCGAAGGAGGCTGCTGCCAATGGCGAGGGAACTGCCGAGGGTAATGCGGCTGCCGAGAGTAATGCGGCAGCCAATGGCGATGTGTCTGCTGATGGTGGCAAGGCGGAAGTTGTGGAACCTGCCTACACAGATGGCAGCCGTGTTGAGATAAATGGGCATGAGTATGACGTAAAGTCGGCAGGTGAGAAGACTGTGGCGCTTGTTGACGAGCACGGGAAGGAACTTGCTTGGACCCGTAGTGCGCTTGATGCGAAGCTGGAGAGTGGTGATGCTGAGGTGCTTGAACCCAAGGCGGAGGCTGCTCCTGATGTTGCAACGGAGGGTTTGAAGGCTGGTGACGTGTTTGAAGACAGCGATGGTAATGCGCTGACCGTTAAGCGCGTTGATGGCGACAAGGTTGTTGCTGTTGGTGCTGACGGGAAGGAGCAGACGTATGAAGATGGCATGTTTGAGCAGATGGTGGAAAGCGGTGTGCTGAAGCGTGCGCAGAAAACAGAAGAACCGTCTGAAGCGAAAGTGGACCTGACTGACAATCAGGGTAACCCCACTCCTCAATCCGACTTGTCTTCTGAGAGCAAAGGTGCGGAGCAATCTTCGGGTGTGCAAGCGGAAGTGCCACAAGTTGATGTGCAGGAAAATGCTCCTATGCCGATGCGTGTTGTTGGCAAGGGGAAGAATGCGGTGCAGGAGGAGGACTGGCTTGCGACGACTCCGAAGCGTGGTCATGACTATGTGTTCAAGGAGAGTGGTCTTGATGCTGAGGAGGCGAATGCTTTTGTTGAGAACAAGGTGGCTGAGGCTGAGAAGAATCTTGAAAAGGTTAAGGGCAAGGCTCCTAAGATGGGTACTAACATTGCGGCTTACAAGGAGGCTAAGGCAGACTATGAGGCTCGTGTGGCTGAGGCTCAGAAGGCTGTGGACTACTGGCATGCGGTGAAGGCTGAGCGTGACAAGGTGTTGCTTGAGGAACGGCGTGCGCGCAAGGAGAAGGACAAGGCGTTGTATGACGATGCCGTGGCGCAGGAGGAGCAGCGCAAGGCTGAGATGGCGCAGAAGGCTGCCGAGCAGGAGGCTTTGGGCAGTAACGCTGTGGCTCCTGCCATTAAGGAGAAGTGGGAGAATGCTCCGAAGGTAGATGGTGGTGCAGATGAGATTACTTTGCCTAATGGTGAGGTGGTGACCGGGCATTATGTGCTGACGGAGAGTGGTGCGGTGAGTGCTTCGCACCAGGCTACGAATGGTTTTGCGGAGACTGAGGGTTACCCTGTGGACGTGAATGGTGAGACGGTGAATGACCGTGACTATAAGCGTGACGCTGAGGCCCAGCAGGTGACGCGTGGCATGGCTGCTGATTATGACAGCCGTGCGCTGCAAAGCCCTGTGGTGGTGAGTGGTGATGGTGTGGTGCTGTCGGGTAACGGCCGTACCATGGCTGGTGAAATTGCGGCATTGAATGGTAGTGATGCGAAATATAATGCGTATCTTCGCGGGCATGCCGGCAAGTTCGGTTTTACGGCGGAGCAGGTGGAAGGGTTTAAGCACCCGCGTGTGGTGTTTGTGCCTGATGGTGAGATGCCTTACACGTCGGAGACCTTTGCGAAGTTCAACCAGCGTGAGCAGAAGAGTCAGAGCCGTACTGAGATGGCTGTGAAGCTTGGCAAGGTGGTGGACGATGCTTTGTTTGGCCGTGTGATGGACGTGATAGGGCGTCATGAGTCGTTGGCTGAGTTTTATGCTGATGATGCTGCTACTGCTTCTGTGGTGAAGGAGCTGGCTGATGCTGGCGTGATACCTCAGACAGAGATGGCGCAGTTGTTTGACGGTGGCCGTTTGAGCGAGAGCGGGCAGGCTATGGTTGAGGGTGTGCTTGTGGGCAAGGTGTTCCAGGGCAGCCCTGATGCTGTGCGTCAGATTACTGAGGTGAAGAGCATGCGCAAGGCTGTGATGGCTGCTTTGCCTGAGGTGGTGGCTTGTCACCGCCTGGGTGGTGGCTATGACTTGTCGAAGGAGTTGGCTGCTGCTGTAGATTTGGTGTATAAGGCCCGAAAGGCTGGTTTTAAGCTTGGTCAGCATGTGAGCCAGCATGCGCGCCAGGGTAACTTGTTCCAGCTGGACGATGGTGCGACGGTGGCAGACTACAACAATGCTGCTGTGATGATGCTGGCAGACGTGATGAACGATGGGCGTGTGACGCAGCTGAAGAAGGTGCTGTCGTTTTATAACACGCAGGCGGCAGACTCTGCCCAGGGCATTGGTGACATGTTTGCCGGTGGTGTGAAGAGTAAGGGACAGATTATTAACGAGGTAAATGAGTTATTAAACAATGGACAAGAATACGATAGAAGAACCCCGTCGGTTGCAGACGGACAAGGCGTCGGAGGCGAAGGCGGCGAACAAGGCGATGTTGCTGGCCCGAGCCATCAAGGCGGCGAGGGCAGCGAGCGGGGATTAAGTGAGGCTTTTGACGGCCTCGCAGCGCAGCTGAAGACTGCTGAGGGTGGGGAACGTAAGCGTGTGCTTGGTGAGATGCGTGATGGTATTGCGCGTTTTGCTGAGGAGAATGGTTACCCTGTGCCGGAGTTCTTGCTGACGCGTGAGGACTTTTTGGCGGCTGTGCCTGAGAAGGACAGGGCGAAGTATGTGGAGTGGCTTGATGATGGTGCGCACATGCCCGCCTATTATACTAAGGGCAAGGTGTATGTTTACGTGGAGGGTTGTGAGACCTTTGACAAAGATGTGAATGAGACACTTGCCCATGAGTATACTCATGCTGATAATGCGGAGTTTCCCGAGAATGTGAATGCGTTGACGTATGCGTTGGAAGATACGCATGAAGTGACGCGTGACGAACTTCGTGAAATATTGCGTGAAATGTCGCAAGGCGAGCATTACGACAGGGAGGCCGAGAGATTGGAGGCAGAGGGCAAGGACGTGAACAAGATGCTCGCCGATGAGGTTATAGCTCATGCAGTGGCACGCATGGTGCGTGATGGGGAGCAAGTGCTTGACGGCATCACAAAGAATCCTACGCTGCAATTTATAATTAAACGTGCATATAAAGTAAGAGAAAATGAACGACAATACAATATTCGTGCCCGTGAGAATGCCGAGCGGCATGACAATGCGAGTGAGGGTGACAACAGAGGTGGCTCAAATAATGGAGCGAATGTTGAAGGAGAATCCGCAAATGGAGGAGTCGGACGCCCTGTCAATGGCTCTGAAGGAGGTGAAGTCTCGTCAGAGCGGGGACGCTCAACAGTAAGTGATGGCAAGGAAGTAGCGGCTCCTTCGTCGGAGGGTGCTAAAGTTGGTGTGACCGATGGTGAGAAATCGTCGGCCACAGGAGATGTTGTGCCTTCGGGTAAGGGTAAGACAGATAATCCGCGTCAACAAAAGGCTGTCGGAAAGTCTGCACAACCCCCTACGCGTGAGGAGTCTATACTTCGTGATGTGGTGATAGAGCACATGAAAGGCAGTGGTCTTGATGTGATTGGCACGGAAGATGGCCAGCGTGTGCTTGACATGGTGAACGAAGACGGTGCGAAGGAGCATCGCGTGTACCACGGCAGCGGTGCTGAGTTTGACCACTTTGACCATAGCCACATGGGCGAGGGTGAAGGTGCGCAGGCTTATGGTTGGGGCACTTATGTGACCGAGGTGAGAGGCATTGGCGAGGGGTATGCGATACGTTCAAAGAACGGAATTGCAATGAGTCGTGAGGAGTGGTCTTTGAAACGTAGTGAACTTGAATCGAATATCTATCGTGCCAAGGAGCAGTTGCCTTTCCTTAAAGGGGAATATAAGGCAGAAGTGGAAGCTCAAATCTCGGAATGGGAGGAACAGTTAAAGGATTATGAACCACATAATAACCTTTACACTGTTGAAATTCCCGATGACAATGGTGGGAATTATTTGGATTGGAATGGGCACCCTGCTAAATCTTTACTGAAAGATGTTGGCTCGTTTTTGGAGAGTAATGGTTTTGAGAGGGTACAGGATAGCCCTGCCAGATATGAGAGAGGTGAAAGCACCGTTGTTTTGAACCCTAATGCGACTGGAGCTGATTTGTATGCGGAATTGCAGGAGGCTCTTGGCAGTGACAAGAAAGCATCACTTGCATTGGCTGAGTTAGGTTATGCCGGCATTAAATATCCGGCAGAATTTCGCAGTGGCGGCCGTAAGGACGGTGCGAAGAACTATGTCATCTTCAACGAGAATGACGCGGAGATAACTGACCATGTGCGCTTTTTTAAGACCAAGAATGGTGAGGCTTATGGCTTTACTGTTGGCGGCAAGATTTACTATGACCCGAGGATTGCGAATGCTGAGACACCTGTGCATGAGTATGCCCACTTGTGGGCGAGTGCGCTGAAGGCGAACAATGCGGAGGAGTGGAAGAACGTGGTGGACTTGATGAAGGGCACCAATGTTTGGGAGGAGGTGAAGAAGGCCTATCCCGAACTTGAGACAGACGATGAGATTGCTGACGAGGTGCTTGCCACGTATTCGGGCCGACGGGGTGCGGAGCGACTTCGTGAGGAGATGCGCAAGGCTGCTGCCGAGGGCGATGGCGTGATGGGCAAGGCTGAGGCGGTGAGTGCGCTGCAGCGTGTGAAGCGTGCCATAGACAAGTTCTGGAAGGCTGTGGCTGACTTCCTTCACATTCACTACACGAGTGCCGAGGAGGTGGCTGACAGAGTGATGAAGGACTTGCTTGACGGTGTGGACCCGAGAAGTATGATGGACGGTGGCAAGAGCCTTCGTCCTGAGACGCGTGTCAATGTAGTGGAGGCTGAGGCCGGGCATGGCTTTAAGAATTATGCGGAGGCTAAGACTTGGGCTAAGGAGCATATAGCACGCACTTATAGCGGTGAAGAGACTGGTGGCAAGGGTGATATACGCATCAGCAATGCGGCCGTTGACAAATATCTGTCGCAGAGTGCAGTTGACAAGAGTGAGAGCAAGGACGTTCACTTGGCTGTGTTGAAGGTGTTGCCTGATGTTATCCGTGAAAGTGTAGATGCAGAACAGCATGCGGACTTTAAGAAGGGTGAAGATGGTGTGCGCTCGGCAGCGAATGGTGTCAATCCCAATGTAACCATACACAGATTGTATGGTGCAGTACGTATGGACGGAAAGGTGTATAGGGTTAAGGTTACGCTGAAGGAGGATACTCAAAATGAGAAACTTGCAAAGAAAGCATATAGCTATGAAGCAACAAAAATAGAGTTGCTTGCAGGAACATTGGTCAAACCCGAAGATGATGACCCCAATACAAACAACTCTATAACTGCTGCAAATTTACTGAATGGTGTTGAGAAATCCTACGATGGCGGTAAGTTTTTTGAGGATTACAACAAAATTCGTGAGCAATTTATTGGTGAGAAGGGTGCAGCAGCTGCCGACCATGCCGATGAGGTGAACACGCGACTTGACAACCTGAGTGTGGCCCGCGAGATGGAGGCTGACAAGAAGGACGCCAAGGCTATAAAGATGGCTACTGGCTGGGAACGTGGCGCAGACGGAAAGTGGCGTTATGAGATACCCGACATGAAGGAGTTTGACCGTAACGGCAATTTGCTGTATCGTAAGAATCATCCTGACTATGCACGTTATATTGAGTTGCTTGACAAGGAGGACGCTAATTTGTTTGAGGACGGTGAGGCTCTGACAGTTGAGGAACGTGCTGAGTTTGAGACGTTGTCGAAGAAATATGAGAGTGATAAGTTTGGCGGTGAGAAGTTGGATAATAATCATCGTCTTGAGGCTTATGTTGATGCTCCAGAGTTATTCAAGGCTTATCCCGAACTGAAGAATGTCGGTTTGAGGTTTGAAGATACTGGTGGCAATGAGATAGCTTCTTATCATCTGATTAGTAGCGTGTTTGACTTTGATGGTGAGGATTTTGGCGATATAGTGGTTAACACGGGTAAGGTGTCGGCGTATACGCCTACGAAGGAACTGAAGTCGTGTATTCTGCATGAGATGCAACATGCCATACAGTGGATTGAGGGTTTTGCCAGGGGTGGTAATCCAAAATCTATGCAAAGACGCTTTGAGGCTGCTAAAGAGGAATGGCGTGCGCGTGCTTGGGCTGATGCTTTGCGTGACAAGGCAGATGAAATGGGCGAGCATTACAATCAAGCTGCAGTGGAAAAAGCCTTGATTGAAGAATACAAGGAGATGGGCATGGATAATGATGAATGGATGCCTAACAAGGAAATTCGCATGAAGGGTTTTAACTACTTTGCAAGGGTGTATTCAGACAGAAGCAAGGATTCTGATATTAAGAATTTTAGATTGGCTGAATCCACACGTGCAGATTTTAATCCTTATGTGGAATACACAAAACTTGGTGGTGAAGTAGAATCACGCAACGTGGAAGCTCGCATGGGCATGACTGCCGAAGAGCGCAGGGCGAGCCTTGCCGCAGAAACTGAGGACGTGAGCCGTGAGGACCAGATATTCTTGACGGGTGGTGATGGCGGCCGTAGTTATTCGCTGAAAGATGGTTCGTTTCTTCGCTCGGGCAGTTACTTTAGCGGTGGCGGATTGCTTGAGGAGGGGTTGAAGGATTATCTTGACCCCAAGGTTGCTGTGGAGTTCAACGAGAAGATTTCGGGTGTGTACAGGGATAACTTTGGCAACCATATTGTGACTGCCGATGTGCGTGATGTGGACCCGAAGAAGCTTGTGAAGGACATTGACGGGCCTGTGCAGTATTTCCATGCGTCGCCGGTGTGCAAGAATTTTTCGACAGCGAAGCGTGACGGCGGTGAGGTGGAACTTGACAAGGAGACTGCAAGGTCGACAGCGCAGTTTATTGGTGAGACTCGCCCGAAGGTGGTGACGATTGAGAATGTGAAGGGCTACAAGAATAGTGATGCCTTGAAGATTATAACTGACGAGCTGACTGCCCAGGGTTATGACTGGGACATGGGTGTGTATAATGCGGCAGACTATGGTGGCTACACTAATCGTGAGCGTTTGATAGTGCGTGCTGTGCGTGATGGCAAGTTGCCGCCCAAGCCGGAGGCTCTGCCCGAAGGTGAGCGCAAGGGTGGCTGGATAGAGGCTGTGGCGGACCTTATGGAGGGTTTGCCGGAGAAGAAGAGTGGTGTACCCAAGTGGGTGGACGAGCGGTTGAAGGGTGAGGGTATAGACTACCGTCACATAGACAAGCCGCTGTATGTGTTTGGGCAGGGCAACAGCCGCACTTCGATACCCCATGCCTTTGCCGATGAGTTGCTGCCGACGTTGCGGACGAAGGGTGGTGATATGATAATTATGCCTGACGGCCGTGTGTTGAAGGTGACACCGAGGGTGCTGGCTCGTGTGACGGGTTTGGCAGATGACTATGAGATGCCTGCGACAGACGACTTGGCGCATACGGTGGTGGGCAATGGCATTCCGACTCAGTTGTCGGAGCATGTTATTGGTCCGCTGCTTGCAGATGTGTTTAATGGTGGTGAGCCTGCGAGGAAGGACGGCAGTGCGCATTTGGGACGTGGCAATGGTGCTGGCGAGAAGGGTGCTGCAGAGGACTACACGGCATTTGCCAGCCGGTATGGTGTCAGCGCGGATATGGTGAAGGATTATGCGTTGGGCATGGAGACTGGCAACTTGCAAAAGGCTAATTTTGCATTGGCTGAGATACGTCGTACGATGCGTGTGGCGAACCGTGGCATGAAACTTTCGGAGTTTGGCAAGTTGTTCCGCCCTGTGCAAAAGGAACTTGCTGAACGTTATGGTGACATAGAGGTGTTGCGGCAGGAGTATATTGATGCTGAGATGCGTGAACGTGGCGTTATGGAGGCTGCCCGAAAGCGTGCCGAGGAGGAGGCGGCAAAGCGTAAGGCTCGTGCTGATGAGTTGCGTTTGTTGCCGGCTGAGGAACTTGACAGGCGTTATTTTGAGGCGGTTGAGCGTGGTGACGATGCTGCTGCACGTGAGATGCTTGACGAGGCTGCCCGCCGCAAGGGGTATGACGATACTGAAAGTGAGTACCAGGGTGTGGGTGCATGGGTGGCACCGTCGAACCCAGGGTATGAGAGTGATGCAGCGCGCAGGGCTGATGTGGAGGATAATGCTCCTGATGTGAATGTGGAGGACATTGCTTTGGGGTATTCGCTTGTTGACGAGAATTATTGGCATGAGCCTCGCAAGTACATGCAGACTGACGCTACTGCTGTGGAGTCGGTAAACGCGATAAATGATGCCATGGCTGCAATAAGGCGTGGTGAGAAAGATGTGAAGGTGAAGGTGTATCGTGCTGTGCCCAGCTCGGTGAAGGAGGGCAAGTTGCGCAATGGTGACTGGGTGACTCCGTCGAGAGCGTATGCTAAGATGCACGGTGAGAACCGGTTGGAGGGTGACTACCGCATTATAGAAGATGAGGTGCCAGTGAATGAGCTTTGGTGGGACGGAAATGACAGCCGTGAATGGGGCTTTGACGATGGCAAGGGCTACAAGTATAAGAATGTGGAGAACAGCCGCAAGTTGAATGACCTTGTGACGCGTGATGATAATGGCGAGATTATTGCTCCTTCGAAGCGTTTTGACGAGAATGTGGAAGATGTGAGGTACCGCACAAGCGAAGAACTTGGTCAAGAATATGGCTCGCGTTGGATTGACGAACAAACAAATGAAGATGGCCGACACACTACACAAGTAAAGAACACACTCAACTCTTACAAGAAGTTTGGCGATTGGGTGATGCGTGATTCTGGTGGAAAAAAGGTAGATGTGCTTGATGCGAGCAGCGGCCTTGGCCTTGGTACGGAATGGTTGCGCAAAAATGGTATTGACGCTGAGGACGTGGAGCCTTATCCATCAGAGAACCGCACAGCTCCTACTTACAGAAATTATGATGAGGTGGGCAAGAAGTATGACTACATTATTAGCAATGCAGTCTTGAACGTGATACCAGATGACTGGCGAGCCAATGTGCTGCACAATATGGCAGATAAATTGAAAGTTGGCGGCAAATTGGTTGTCAATGTGCGTAGTGCTGAAAGTATTCGCAAACAAGGTAAGGAGGGTGAGACGCGTATAACTCTTGACGACCCGTCGGAGATACTTGTGTTACGCCCGAATGGTAGCATCAAGGCTTATCAGAAAGGATTTACAAAGGCTGAACTGAAAGAATGGTGTGAAAAGGAATTGGGCAAGGGTTATTCGGTAGAAATAGCGAATGACAAGAACGCTGGCGGCAGCTATGATACTGCTGTGGTGGTGACTAAAAATAACGAAAGCGGCACTATCGGTGTCGCTTCCGAGGCTGGCCGTCCACGCAGGAGTGCGCAGGCCGTACCCAATTCGGGTGCAAAGTTAAGCATGGTTCAAGAATTGACCAACAAAATAGAGAAACTTTCAGAGGATATTTCGGAAAAAGGAGAGATGGGCGCGCATGAGTTTTTGTTTAATGTGGCAAAAGCCTTTGGCCTTGAAGGGAATAATCTGAACAAGTCTTTCTATAAAGATTTGGGAAATTCTATCGGTATTCGGATTTCTGACCATTATGCCAACGCCGACAATATTACGAAAAAGAATAGCAATGATGAAGTTTATGGTTTGGTGGTCAAGCTATCGCCTCAGCGTTTCAAATCAAGAAGCGATGCCAACTACCTTGAATACGTTTACTATCCCGACAAGTTGACTGGCGAGCGTCAGCGTGAGATTGTTGAAGGGTTGAATAAATTCTTGCAGACTGGCGACTATATGCAACTGCCAGCACCAGACAGAGTGAACCGTTCAGGCAAGTTTGATGTGTTGATTGACGGAAGGGAAACTTCGCCAACGGCCAAGCACCAGGCTGCCAATGACCTTGCGCGGCAGATGCACGTGGAGGGTGAAGTAGAGGTGGTGACAAGCACTGAGGGCTTGACTGGCAGACAGACGAAGGCTAAGGGCTGGTATGATGTGAGGACTGGCAAGGTGACGATTGTGCTGCCCAATAACAAGAATGCGGCTGATGTGCGTGAGACGGTGTTCCATGAGGTGGTGGCGCACAAGGGCTTGCGCAACCTTGTGGGTGAAGAAAACTTTAACACCTTCCTTGATAACGTGTACAACAATGCTGAGGAGGGCATCAAGCAGACCATTGACGAGATGGCTGAGAAGAAGTATAATGGTGACAAGCGCAAGGCTACTGAGGAGTATATGGCGCACTTGGCGGAAGATGGTGAGTATGTGAAGCCGGAGAACCAGGGCTTCTTTGCGAAGGTGAGGGATTTCTTGACGGACTTGCTGAGGAAGGTTGGCATAAAGCTTGGCTTTAAGTTGACGGACAATGATTTGCGCTATATATTGTGGCGTAGCTGGAAGGGGCTTGCTGAGCGTGATGGCGGTTCGGTGTTTGAGAAGGCTGAAGATGTGAAGATGCAGCATGAGCTTGGTCAGACTGACGAGGCTCGCTCGGCGAGTGGTGAGAATGGTATCATGTTCCGTGAGGGGAGTGATGAACTGAAGGACGTTGTGGAGAAGATGAAGGCTGACGTTGAGCGGTTGCATGAGGGTGAGCTTAATGATTTGCGCTCGGGTGCGCGGGCTATTGGCGGGCGGCTGAGTGAGCTGAACAAGGCGATGCGCCTGCAGCGTGCTTATGACATGAGCACTGTGGCGAGTGTGACGGAGCTGGCGAAGACGATGCTCAAGAATGGCTTGCTGAGTGAGATGAGTGACTATGATGTGCGCCGTTTGCTGTCGGTGGTGAACAATGTGCATGGCAAGGGTGACATCAGGCCTTATGTGCAGAAGGTTGTGGACATGATGGTTGGCAACCGGCTGCGTAATGTGTCGAAGGCGTTTGACAAGTTGCTTGCCATGCGTGGCAAGAAGGTTGATGCGCGTGGCGTGGAGGTGCAAGGTGAGCTTGACTTGGCCGGTCAGCGCATGGCAGATGTGGTGTGGAAGGGCATTGGCATGTCGGACGATGATGTGGCGGACATGTGTGCTGATGCCCAGGACCGCATGATGAGTGCGAATGGTGCGGAGGCTGCTGCTGCTGCGACGGACTATGCCGGGTGGCAGATTGTGATGCGTTACAATGAGACGATACGTGACAGCAAGAGTGAGGAGGTGCGGTTGCGCGAGGACTTGAAGCGTGCGAAGGAGGATTATGATGCCGGGCGTATGACGCGTGAGGCTTACATGGAGTTCAGGGAGAGCACGAATGACGCGATACGCGAGAACCGGATTGAGCGTGCTGAGGCTTATGAAGAGTTGTATGAGCAGCTTGGTGGTGCTTATGGGGAGAGCATTAAGCGTGCGGCTGACTTTAAGGCTGCCGAGAAGGCGCGTGTGCTGGAGATACAGCATAATGCCAACTCGGACATGGAGGGCCGCCCGGCGCGCTCATACAGAAAGGACACTGCTGTGGACAAGGTGCTGAACAGCTCGCCAGTGCAGTTGTTGTTTGCCCCGCTTGGTACGTTTGACCAGATGCTGCGTATGTTTGGCAGCAAGAATGTGAAGGGTGAGGGCTACTTGTGGAACCGGTACATGCGTGGTTGGCTGACTGCGACAGAGAATGAGTATACGGGTTATCGCGATGCTACTGCCGAGCTTGACGCGAAGGCTGCTGAGGTGCTTGGCAAGGGCAAGACTTGGGCAGACTTGTTTGCGCTTGAACGTAAGTTGCCGAAGGCGACGGTGCGTGTGTGGGACGATGGCGAGATGAGGGAGCTTGAATTGCCACAGGGTAACTTGCTTTACATCTACATGGTGAACAAGATGGCTGACGGCCGCATGAAGTTGCGCAAGATGGGTGTGACGGAAGATGATGTGGCTGCGATTGAGAATTTTCTGGACCCGCGGCTGAAGAAGATTGGTGACTGGCTGCAGGAGGTGTATCTTGTGGAGAAGCGAGGCAAGTATAATGAGGTGCATGAGCGTGCGTATGGTGCTGCGATGGCTTCGATAGACAATTACTTCCCGCTGAAGATATTGAAGGACGCACGTGCTGAGAATGTGGACGTTGGTGTGGAGAGGCGTGAGTCGGATATGCTTTCGACCATTACGGGCAGTGTGATAAAACGTAAGCGTAATGCGCTGGCACTTGACTTGCTGAACTCTGATGCCTTTTCGGTGGTGCTGGACCACTTGCAGAAGATGGAGCACTGGAGTGCCTTTGCGGAATGGAACAGGGAAATGAACACGCTGTTGTCGTACAAGCGTTTCCGCAACCAGGTGAAGAATATGCGTAGTGCATACGGTAGCGGTGAGCGGCTGTGGGAGGCTTTTGACAAGGTGGCGTGTATTGCTGCCGGCACTTATGACCCGCCCAAGGCTCTTGCTGACAAACTGGCTGTAAATATAGCGAAGGGTGTTACTGCTGCGAAGATTATCTTGCGTGTGTTTACTGCGTTCAAGCAGTTTACATCGTTCCCGGCGTACTTGTCGGACAGTAATCCGGTGTATCTGCTGAAGGGTGTGGCTACCCCGTATGGTTCGTGGAAATGGTGCATGGAGAATTTGCCCCTGTTTGAGAAACGCTGGAAGAGCCGCATGGCTGGTGACCCGAGGTTGCTGAAGAATGAGATGGACTGGAGCTTGTGGCGTGACAATGTGGCGCAGATGGCTGCGAAGTGGGGTATGACTCCGAATGCTTTTGTAGATGCGCTGACGGTGTGCATAGGTGCGAGGGCGATGTATGAGACGAGGCGGAGGAAGTATATTCGTTATGGTTATGGCCTGGAGGAGGCTGAGCGACGTGCGAAACAAGATGCTTCGATATTGTATAACCAGACTCAGCAGTCGAGCGAGGGCGCTTTTTTGTCGGCCTTGCAGGTAGACAGGTCGTGGTATTCGGTGTTGTTTACGGTGTTCAGAAACTCTTCGATGTCGTATACGCGTCAGTTGTATGCTGCATTGCGCAACACTGGCCGCAGGATAGCGGGCGGTGCGGAGTTTAAGGGCATTAGCGAGGCTTTTATGGCGAAGCAGATGGAACGCGACGGGATAGACCCGGATAAGGCGTCGAAGAATGCTAAGGCGGAGTATCGCAAGAGTTGGATAAATGACTTGGTGCGTGCTGGTGTGTTTGGCTATGTGTTGCAGTTGTTATGGAATTGTAGTCCGTATGCGATATATATGATGTATGGCGACGATGAGAAGAAGTTCGAGGAAATTAAGCACGATGTAAAGACGCACACTGCGTGGGGCTTTTTGGAGGGCTTGACTGGTGGTGATGTGTGGAGCGCGGGCTTGCAGTCGCTGTGGAACCATTATATGAATGGTGAGGACTTTAATGCGAACAGCGTGAATAAGGATATGCCATTGACGAGTGACTTGCTTAAGGTGGTGAAGGAGGTTGGCAGTGACAATTATGGTGCGGTGAATGATGTGCTGAACTTGCTTGTGCAGGCTGGCTTTGGTGTGAACCCTCAGACGCTGACAGATGCGGCGGTGGCGATATATGACTATTGTGGCTCTGATGTTGAGACGACGAAGGAGTGTGCGCTGCTTGTGATGCGTGTGATGAACTGCCCGCAGAGCCAGATGGATAATATTTACTTTGATGAGATAGATGCTACTGGCGAGGAGGCGAAGGCGATGAGTGTGGAGGAGATTGCTGAACGCTATGCGAGGTATAAGGCTTTGCGGAGTGCCCCGTTGCGTGCGTTGAGCAGTGATGCCTTGAAGGCTGCTGAAAAGAAGCCTCGCGAGAGGGTGCTGACGGAGGCGAAGGAGCAGCTTGACGGCCGATTGATGACTGAGGAGGCTCAAAGGTATCTTGATGAGTATGAGGCGACGAAGAAGAAGGTGGCGGAGACTCGTGCTTTGGCTGATACTGACCCGAAGGCTTTTATGCAGCAGATGCCTGCCTTGGCGCGCTCGGGTGAGTTTAGGAGGTACAGGCGTGTCGGGCTGTACAAGAGTGAGGTTGACAAGCTGACGAAGAAGCTGCTCCGGACGAGTGACCCGGCAGAGCGTAGGGCGTTGTTTGGTAAGATGCTTGATGCTCGTGACAAGATGCTGAAGCAGGTGAGGGAGATGGAGTGAGGAGAGGGGGAGTTTTAAGTTGAAGAGTTGAGGGGAAAGTTGAAAAGTTGAGGAGTTTAAGAGTTTATGTGGTCGGTTTTAGTGGTTGAACAAGCAGAGGTAACTTCTAAACTTTTCAACTTATCAACTTGAAACTCCAACTCCTCAAATCATCAACTTGTCAACTAATACCTCTAATGGGTAGTGATAGACAGAAAAAAGCGTGACAGTGTATCTGCCACGCTTTTTTTGTCATAATCCGAGTTGTTTGATTAGGTAATCGCCAACAGCGAGGTTTTGCTCTTTGGCTGCGGTCTTTATTTCGTTCACGGCCTTTTGCGGCATTCGGCAGTATAGGACTGCATCGCCTACTTTTTTGCGCCCTGAATTGGGACGTCTGCCGCCCCAGGTGTTTTTATTCATAGATTATTCATGTTTTATTCATATTTTATTTATGTTGTTGTAATCGAACCAGCCGCCGTTTTGTGGCAGTTCGTCAAGTATCACGCCCTTTAATTCGGTAACGTGGTACTCGGCACAGAGCAGTTCGGCTTGATATGAACCGAGTGCCCAGTAGAACCTCTCTCCCGTAGTTATATTGACCATTTCCATCACTACGTGAGGGTAGCGGTCAATCGTCCTTATTATTTTGTACATGTGTTGATTTTTTTTATCAAATCATACAACTTGTAGAATTTATGCTTACCTTTGCGCTGTCAACCCTATCAAGGGTTGTGGATTGAAACGCTTTTGCGAGCAATTTAATTTCTACTATTGTAGATAAAGAGTCGAGAGTTAAATCTCGTGGTAAGCCCCACCCCGTGAAGGTGGGGCTTTTTTATCATCTTACTCGCCTACGACTCTGGTCAATTTCGTTTCTAAAATTTCGCAGGCCTTTTTAAGGGCCGCTACTCTTTGCCTAAGATAGAGCATTTCGCCAACCGCATCGGCATCTTGCTTGCCATCGTGATTAGGGTAAGCTAAATCTAACAGTGCAATCTCGTCACTCATAAGGTGGTTAATATCTTGATATGCGATGCTTGCGTTCTTCTCTACTTTCTGTATATCTGCTATTTTCATAATTCTGTCAATTTTATTGTTCGTTGTAGATGTTAGCTTGGTCGTTTAAGGCTGCTTCTAAAGTCCAGTCTGATTTGGGGTAGATGCCCTCGCCCAAACCTGTGCGAAAATCAATGTAAAAATTCTCTGCATCTTCTTTAACTATTACGCTGTAACCAGCGTATTCAATTTCTTTTTCTTTCATTGTTGTGGCTGTTTTAGTTGTTTGTTACTTTGTTTCTTAATTACGTTGCAAAGATACGGTATTTGTTTTGAGAATGCAAGCAAAACCAAGATTATTTTTGCAATACATGTTGTAAAACATATTTTTGGGTGTTGGAGGGGGCTTCTATTAGTAGATAGAAGTAGATGTACGGTTGGGAATAAAGCGTGCTGCTTGGGTGTGGTGGTTAACTTTGCATTGGACGTGGTTTATGCGTCATGCTGAATGATTATGGATATAAGGTTGAACATATTGCGTGCTGATGTGCTTGGGAAGGTGCATGAGATGGCGGGTTACACTGGCGCCAAGATGGTGCAGGGTGATGATGGTGCGTATGTGCGTGTGGCGACTACTGAGGCTGATGAGCGTTTGCTGTCGGAGTTTGTTGAACGGGCGAAGGCTGATGTGGTGATGGGGCTTGGCAGATATGGGGCGCGTGTGCTGGAGAATGAGGACACGGGTGTGATGGTGCTGGCGTTGGACATGCCGTCGAACTATGACACGCGGCTTAATGATGCGGTGTGTGAGGAGCTTGCGAATTGTATGTTGTATACTGCTGTGGGGTATTGGTTTATGCTGACGAACAAGCAGGAGGCTGGGGCGTATGTGCAGATGGCCCAGGGTAGTTTGGCTGCTGCGCGTCAGATGCTGTCGAAGCGTGTTGCTCCGGTGCGTGTTGTGCCGACGGTGAGTGATGAGGGAGATGGTGTGAGTTATGAGTGAGGAGGGAAGATAGTTTTATAAGTTGATAAGTTGAAAAGTTTAGGAGTTAAGCGGTCGCTTTTGAGAGTTGGACAAGCAGAGGTAACTTCTTAACTTTTCAACTCTTCAACTCATCAACTTGAAAATGAATAGGAGGTTTTGAATTATGCCGAGGAGACAGACTTTGGAGGTTAAGCTATATTTGAGTGAGCTGATGTATGATGTGCAGCAGAAGGCTTGGCATACGGGTGAGAGTATGCGTGGTGGTGATGCTGCGTCGGAGGAGCAGGCGTCGAGGGTGGAGGAGTTGTCGGACGCTGGCAAGGACTTGGTGTTGCGTGCTTTTGGCAATGCTTATGGGGTGTTGCGTACGGAGCTTGGTGAGTACATAGTGGAGGGGTGTGCGATGGCTGACAATTTGCTGCTGCCGGAGGTGCGGAAGAGGATTGTGCAGGGTGTTGTGATAGGTTATGGTGGTGCGCCTTCAAGGCCTGTGAGTGATGAGACGGAGGATAATACGCTGGTGGTGTTGCTGCGTGTGCCGATGAACTTTAACCTGGGTGTGCGCCAGGGTGTGGCGGCTGCGATGCACGCTTATATGGTGGATTGTGCGATGGCTGAATGGCTGATGGTGAGTGCGGCGGCTGGTGGTGCTGCTCAGTGGCTGGAGCGGGCGAAGACTGACTTGCTGGCATTGCGTGTGGCCTTGAACAAGCGTATACGTCCGACTCGTGTGCATGAGCCGGCACGAACAGAACCTAAGACTAAAGATGATGTGCGTTATGAGTAGTGAGAATGCTGTGAAGATGGTTTATGGGCCTTATGGCTGGGTGGTAGGTCCGGCAGACAAGGTGGCTGGGTATGGCAAGTGTTGTTGTGGCTCGGTGAGAGATGGTGGGAGCAGACGTGTGACGTTGTTGTTTGACCGTGAGGCGTTGTTGTATGACATTGCGAATGTGGCGTATGTGGAGGGTGATGTGATGCAGACTGATAATGCGCATGACCGCCACCAGGTGATGGATATAGCTGAGCAGGGTAATGTGGACAGGGTGACGCGTGTGCTTGACCTTGCGCATTCGGAGTGTGTTGAGGCTCTTTATCCGTTTACTAAGGTGGAGTGTGATGATGGTGCGGAGCTTGATGATTTGTTTGGTGAGTGTGCGTCGTATGTTATAGTGCTGAGGGTTCCGGAGAGGTTTTCGGGGACTACTGCGAGGTTGCTTGAGCAGTTGATACATGAGTATATGGTGGCTATGGTGTTGGCTGACTGGCTTGGGATAACGTGCCCAGCTGCGGCTGAGAAGTGGGCTGTGAAGGCTCAGGGTGCGCTTGATGAGGTGAAACGTAAGTTGCATTGGCGCATGGGCGTGCTGACGCGTCCGTTGCGTCCGTTTTAATTGTGTGTGGTGTTATGGCGAGAGGTTATAAGACTGGTGGCAGGGTGAAGGGTACGCCGAACAAGCCTAAGCCTTACAAGCAGTTGATATATGGTTGTATTTCGGCTGGTGTGGGTGATTACTTTGAGAGTGGTTTGTTTGACAAGGATTTGCTTGCTCTTGACGCTAAGGACCGCATATTGGTGATGGAGAAGCTTACCCAGTATGTTGTGCCGAAGCAGCAGAGCCAGAAGGTTGATGTGCAGGCGTCGGCGGAGGTGTCGGAGTCGTTGTCGGAGAAGTTGTCGGCGATGGCTATGGAGTATGAGTCAAAAGATGAGTAGTGAGAAATGGAACAGAGAATAGAGTATAAGGGTATGACTTCGCAACCATCGGACTATGCGTGCGGTGATGGCGAGATGAAGCTTGCAGTGAATGCTGAGTATAGAGATGGTGGGTATCATGCTGTGAGGGTGCCGAACGAGATTGAGTTTGCGAAAGAATGGTTTGAACCGATTTTTGTTCATAAAGTGGAGGATAAGACTATCATTATAGGTTTTGAAAGTGATGGTGCTATATACCCAACTTACAAATTATCTGCTTATGAATTGAATGTCAACACATTAGGAGACGAAAATTTAATAAAAGATAAAATAGCGACAGAGCAAAAGTTTGATGATATATGTGCGACAGGTAAAATCATCTCGTTTGTGAATGAAGGGAAATTATGCCATTTGGTATACCAGTCTCAAGGTTCGTGTTATTTGTACCTTGTAGGATTACCAGACTTCATAAACATTCATTTTAAGGCTGTAAGGCAGAATCTACGAGATAAAAAATGGGCAGGAGGAGAAACAAATTATCCAACAGCAGTATACAATCACGGGTTTAGAGGTTGGACTGATGCGGGCTGCAATACGGTTTTAGCTATTTCGGATAATATATATAAAGGAGGCGTATCTTTTTACTTTGTTCGTTATTCAAGCAAGGAAATGTCAATCGGATTGGCAAGAACGAGTTTGGGTAATGGGAACAAGTCTAATAATGGGACAAAGGGAAACTTTGATATAGCAGAGAACTTCATACTTTCGGCTGTAAACTCAACAAAGAACGAACTTGACAAGCAAGGGCTTTTTATGTACCCTGTTGTGTTGAGATATGCAATGAAGATGTACGATGGCAGTTATATCAATATATCACCTCCTATTTTAGTATTTCCATCGAATGATAGTCCGGCTCTAATAATCAAGGGGGCGATTGCAGAAGAAGAAAAATCGTCAGGTGATGAGAATACTGCCTTGCTCAAATATACGCTTAAAGAAGCTTATGTGGGGTTTGAAGCATATCAGATAGAATGTAAGAATGATGGAGAAACACAAACTGAAATACAGGAGAATATAAGCAATTTAAGGAAATGGCAAGATTTAATTTCGTCAATAGACATATTTGTGTCAAGACCTTTATATACGATAGATACTGATGAATTGGGCATTGAACGTACTTACAAACTTGATGGGAAAAATGATACTGATTTCAAATTAGATTTCAAGAGAAAACAGGGTTATAAAGAGGCGAAAGATATTCAAAATTTTTATTTGGTACGTTCGATTCCCATACGCGATTATCTGGAAGAGTGCACGAACTGGAAAAATATTATAGAGGAGGACAAGCAGACTCTTGTAAATTATACAGAAGGAACGCAATTAACAGATAATTCTTTCTCAAACCTAAACATACAAGCGTCAAGGTTATATAGTTTCAACTCGCGATTAGTTGCTGCAAATATAAGAAAAATGCACATGAAAGGACTTGACCTGAGTATTGAAGCACCATTAGTGGAAGATGCTGAGAAAGGTTCAGGTAATGATGCGACACCTTCATATGCCACAGTTATCAATGAAAAATATACAGAAATAAAAACTGGATATGTTGATAATTTATTTTGCGAAGTGTTGTTTGACACTCGGAATTATAAAAAGAAAATAGGTAACGCAGAAATTAACGAATATAGTTCGTCTTCATATTCTATGTGCAAGTTTCGTGCGAAATCAGGGATTTGGAATGATTCTGTATTGCGCATTCCTTTGTTTATAACAATTCCGGAGTCAAAAGCAGACAGGTTGGCTTTAGTGCCAGGAGTCAAAAGCGATACGGATATTGCAAGCATAGAAAATGCTCCTGCTGTTGTTCTGCAACTTCATCAGAGTGACTTTTTGAATGTGTCATATTGTTTCAATGAAGAAAGCGAACTTAATGTAAATGCTATCATAAATGCTACGGAACTGACTACAGGACAAGATTATTATTCATTGCCAGAAAGGGATTATGAAGAAGACAGGAATTTGGTGAAAATATCAGAAGTTAATAACCCTTTTGTTTTTAGTGACGGGAATAGTGCGCAATGTGGTACAGGCACAGTAAAGGCTATATCAAGCAACTCTCGCGCAGTGAGCCAGGGGCAGTTCGGTCAATACCCTTTATATGCTTTTTGCACTGATGGTGTGTATGCTATAGGCATTGGTACTGACGGAACACTGCAAAACTGCTCGCCGTTTTCATACGACATACTTTCAGATGCTAATAGTGTGGCGAATATGGAAAGTGATGTAGTGTTCATAACCAAGCAGGGTGTTGTATCATTAGGCGGTGAAGGCCGGCAACTGATGTTGCCAGCAGACAAGTCGTCAACCTATGCCTATGATAAATGTCTTCCGGAGTTGCATCAAAAGACGTTTGTTGAGAAGGCTCTGAGCGGGATTGTAAAGCTTGACAATGCGCCGCAGATGACTGACTTGTACACTTACTTGACGAATGGTGCGCGGATAGCGTATGACTATCCGCATGGCCGTTTGCTGGTGTATAATCCGAATTACAACTATACGTATGTGATGGAGGCGTCGTCGGGTATGTGGAGTGTGATGGCGAAGGGTTTTTACAGCAACTTGAATGTGTATGAGCAGTGCTTGATGGTGACGAAGGATGTGGTGAAGCATGAAGATGGCACGACGGAGGACCAATACAAGGTGTGGAATTATTCTACCGATGATGTGGTGGAGGGGCAGAGGGCTTACCTTATCACTCGTCCGTTCAAGTTGGGTGAGCCAGATGTGCACAAGAGTTTGCAGGGTGTTATTCAGCGTGGTGTGTTCTGCAACAAGAATGATGTGAAGCAGTGCTTGTATGCGAGCAATGACTTGTACAGGTGGGTTCCGGTGCATTCGAGTGACAGCATTTATATGCGTGGCATGAGGGGTACGGGTTATAAGTACTTTAGGGAAATATTGTTTTTGCCGGAGTTCAAGCAGAACGAGGTGTTGCATGGTGCGACGGTGGAGTATGTGCAAAGAATGACGAACAAGATGAGATAAGGTGTGAGTGAGGTTGCGGACATATTGCGAGAGAATGAGCGGCGCAATGCTGAGGTGTTTGCTCCCTTCAACCCTGTGACGGGTGAGGGGAGCATACTTGCGCGTGTGCGTGTGGAGGTGTCGGACTTTCCGATACGCGTGCAGTGGCTGCCTGAGGGTATGCTTGATGTGCCGCTTGTTAAGCGCCTGGTTGAGGCTGGCAGTGTGGCTGCATTTTATGAGGGGCTTGGTGAGGAGCAGGCTTATACGGAGGAGGTGTATCAGTATATAGTGCGCAAGTTTGTGCGTGTGCGTTGTATGTATGACTTTCCGTTTTGGGCTGTGATGTATGTGCTGATTAGTAACAAGACGGGTGGTGATGACATACATTTTAGCTTGAACAGGCCTCAGCGTTTGCTGGTGACGCGTTTTGAGGAGATGCGTATGAATGGTGAGCCAATCCGCCTGATATTGCTGAAGGCGCGCCAGTGGGGTGGTTCGACTGCTACGCAGATATATATGGCGTGGTTGCAGTTGGTGCATAAGACTGGTTTGAACTCGCTGATTGTGGGGCATGTGAAGGACGCATCGTATGAGGTGCGTGACATGTTTGACAAGATGATTGACGAGTACCCTGTGGAGTTGCTTCATGAGATTGGCGAGAGCTATGACCCTAATGAGGCGAAGATAGAGGGTGTTGGGAACAGTGGCAACATAAGGCGTATACCGCAGCGTAACTGCAAGATAAAGATTGGTTCGTATGAGAAGCCGGAATCGGCGCGTGGTGGTGCTTACAGTTTGGTGCATTGTACGGAGGTGGGGCTGTGGAGTCCGACGGAAAACAAGAGTCCGGAGAAGGTTGTGCGCTCGGCTTGTGCTGGTATTACGCTGAAGCCGCTGACGATGATAGTGTATGAGAGTACGGCGAATGGTACGGGCAACTTTTTTGAGCGGGAGTATAATGCGGCTAAGGAGAGTGATGCGCACATTAGGCGTGGTGAGGAGAGCACTTCGCAGTTCAGGTCGTTGTTTGTGGCATGGTATCAGATTGAGATATACAGGCGTGAGTTTGAGAGTGATGAGGCGAGGCGGTTGTTTGCCCTGGCGCTTGTAAGCAACAAGCATAATGCTTATACGCCGACGAACCGCGCGGAGGCCGGCCGCTACTTGTGGTACTTGTGGGAGTGTGGTGCGACGCTGGAGGCGATAGCGTGGTATGTGGAGGAGCGCAAGAAGTATACGGACCATGGTGACATGGCGAGCGAGTATCCGACAGATGACAATGAGGCGTTTGTGTATTCGGGTTGCAAGGTGTTTGACAAGATGCTTGTGGAGGCTTTCCGCCCTGCCTGCCGTGAGCCTCGGTATGTGGGTGACATTTATGCTGATGGCGACGAGGGCAAGGAGGCGATGCAGCATATAAGGTTTAAGGAGGACCGGACGGGGCTGCTGTGCGTGTGGGAGAAGCCCGACATAGATGATGCGGAGAAGGTGCGTGACCGTTACCTTGTGGTGGTGGATATTGGTGGGCGGTCGGCGAAGGCAGACTGGTCGGTGATATGTGTGATAGACCGCATGTATTTGATGAGTGGTGACAGGCCGGAGGTGGTGGCTCAGTGGTATGGGCACACAGACATGGACTTGCTGGCGTGGAAGGCGGCTCAGATAGCGAAGTGGTATGATGATGCGTTGCTTGTGATAGAGAGCAACACGCTGGAGACGAAGGACAGGGAACGCATGGTAGATGGTGACCAGTCGCAATTTATATTGTACAAGGTGAAAGACGTGTATGACAATTTGTATGCGCGCGAGCAGAGTGAGGACGAGATACGTGAGGGTGCTCCGAAGTTGTATGGGTTCCACACTAATGTGAAGACGAAGCCGATGATTATATCGAACCTTGTGAAGATGGTGCGTGAGCACTTGTATACGGAACGTGACGGCCGTTGCCTTGATGAGTACTTGACGTATGAGCAGAAGCAGAATGGTGCTTATGGTGCGATAGCCGGCAAGCATGATGACTTGTTGATGACGCGGGCGATAGGTTTGTATATAGCCTATAACTTTAAGGTTATGCCGCTGCCAAGGGTTGTGCCGCGCCGCCTTAAGAGGATTGAGCCGCGCAGCCATGTGGACCGGATAACGGAGGCTGTTATCTGACTTGAATGGTGGTTTTGTTTTTACGTCGGAGGTTGTTGATGATGGCTTTGGCTTGTGATGCGGAAAGGTAGAACTTTGGTGCTGGTGCCGAAACTACTCTGCATACAATTTGGCTCATGCTGAGAGATGGTGACTGGGATTTGAGGGCTTTGCAGCGTGTGAAGATTTCGTTGTACATTTCGCGTTTGCAGTGTGTGACGATGACGGGCAGTCCGCGCATCATGCGGCCTATGACGATGGTGGCCCTTTCCTCGCTGACCCAAAAGCGTGAGCAAGGGTTCATGACTACTTGTTTGAATAGTTTTTCCATGTTGACGTGGCTGCACTCGTGCAGCAGTTGGCGGAAGGCGGTCATGAGTTCGCGTTCGCGTTGTTGCTTGTAGTAAGATGTAGACCCGATGTGTTTCATGTGGTGCGGTATAAAAAAAAAAAGCCCCATGCGCCTACTGGATAGTAGTTGCGCATGGGGCGTAAATGTTCAGCCTTTAGTATGAGATGATGCAAAATTACGGAAAATCAGTGATTTAGCATAAGAAATGTGTGATAGCTGTTATGTGTGGTTGGAAATAAAGCATCATCGCGTGTAAAATGAACGAAATTTGCTTATAGTAATATAAACTTAAAAGAGATGGCAGAACAAGATAAGGTGCAGATGCCTGTGGAAACGGGTGCTGTGAATGAGGAGCCGAAGAAGTCGAAGCGTGACATGTTGCGCGAACGCTTGTCGAAGAAGTACCCCGACAAGAATTTTGATGACGATGAGGCTTTTGCGGACCAGGTGAATGCAGATTATGATGATTATGACAACAAGATTGCTGGTTACAAGAAGAGTGAGCAGGCGTTGTCGGACATGTTTGCGAGTGACCCGCGCTCGGCAAATTTCCTCATAGACTGGAAGGAGGGTTCGGACCCCGTGATTGCACTTGTGCGTAATTATGGCAGTGACATTGTGGCGGCTGTGGACGACCCCGAACGTCAGGAAGAGATGGCGGAGGCGAACAAGGCGTATATAGAGCGCATGAACCGCAACAAGGCCCTTGAAGAAGAGTATAAGGAGAACTTGAACCAGTCGTTGCAGATGATGCAGGAGGCGCAGGAGCAGAATGGCTGGAGTGACGAGCAGGTAGATGCGGCATGGCAGCAGTTGTTCAAGATAGTAGATGATGCTGTGATGGGCAAGTTTGACCCCGAAACACTGAAGTTGCTGATGAATGGCAGCAACTATGACAAGGCTGTGGCGACAGCTCAGCAAGAGGGTGAGATAAAGGGCCGCAATGCGAAGATAGAGGAGAAGCTTAGAAAGCAGCAACAGAGTGACGGGACGGCCCACCTTAATGGTAAGAACGGACGTGCTCCGCGCCGTACTGCCGACCAAAGTATTTTTGCCCTGGCATCGCAAGCCTAAGGCATGCAGACTTATATAGAGATGAAAAATATTGAAGACGAAGAAACCATACAATTTCCTAAAGATGTTGTTAGAGCAGGGCGTGGCAGTGTGGGACTGAGAAGTCAGGTGCCTGGTATTGCTACAACGGTGTCGGCTGTGGCTGAGGCTACTGGCGGGCTGCATGGTGGAAGTCTTTTTGTAAAAAGCAGAACAGAGAAATAAACCTTTTAATAATTTAGAGAACTATGGCAGAGAACGTACAAGTAACTACGCCTAACGTAACCCCGCTGCCCGGCAGCGTGGGTTTGAAAACACAGGTGTCGGGACAGGGCACTACCGTGTCGGCAGCAGCAGATGCAACTGGCGGTGTGGGTGCAGGCAACTTTATTGAACAAGACCTTGATGCTGAACTTTTTGCCTTTAAGGGTGACGATACCCCGTTGATGCAGCTGATGCTGAAGGCCAAGACTGTGAATGTGAACTCTCCGGAGGTGGAGCATTACATGATAGACGAGCCTCGCAGTTCGGTGGTGACGGCGAGTGCAGTGGAGAAGGACGACACGAAGAATGCCTTTGAACTGCCTCTTGCCTCGGAAGACCAGAACATGCCTCAGGAATATGGCACTTTGCTTGTGAAGGGTGTGAATGGCTATACCGAAGATGGTCAGACCGAAACCCCTGGCAAGGACATCATGCTGTTTGTGACCGGCCGTGCAAGCAATGGTAACCCGATTGTGCGTGCCACTAATGGCAAGAAGAAGTTGAAGACAGACCAGTTCTGCACGGTGCCCGCCATTCCTGCAAACTCTGAGATTGTGATTTTGTCGAATGCGCTTTATGAGACCCAGAAGGAAGTTGCCCCCGACTTGATTGTGCCTCAACCAACTACGGTGTACTTGCAGAAGCGAGGCATGAACCAAATTGTGTCAGACTACTTTGAGAGTCAGCGAAAGCATATCCCATTCTCGCAAGCCTTGATTGCAGAGCAGGCAATTACCAACTTCAAGACCCGTTGCAACCGCACACTTTGGGCGGGCAGAAAGAGCAAGTTTTCGGTTAATGTGCCGAAGCTTGGTGCGCAGACAGTTTACACGACTGAGGGTATTCGCTGGCAGTTCAAGCGTGAATTGCAGCACACTGGCAAGTGGACTGTGGAGAAGATTATAGCCCTGGCGAAGATGTTCTTCACTGGTGAAGATGTGCCCAAGACCGGTATTTTGCTTGCCGGCAAGAATTTGCTTGAACAGATTCAGTGTATAGACTATTCAAAGCACCCCGAAATTCAGATTACTACCAAGACAAACCCTGTGGGTTGGGTGGTGACAAACTTCCATACCGTATTTGGTGACATCGAAATAAAGCGTGAGCCTACTCTTGACAAGCTTGGCTGGAGCAACAGTGGTGCGCTGATTGGTGAGAACCGTCTTGTGCACTACAAGCGTACGAGTGACCATGAGTTCAGCGACAAGGTGGAAGGTGAAGAGGCTACACGCAAGGGTATGATTGTGTGGGACGGCCTTGCTCTGAAGGGTGCTTGTCACATGTTCATAAACGGTGAGGGCGATGGTGCCAATCATGACTCTGTGGTATATATCCAGTGGGACAAGGAGACAGCTCCCGATGTGTCGTCGGCAGGCAATGTGGTATACTACTTGCTGAACGATTGCCCTGCATTGAGCCAGAGTGCCAAGGCCGGCACGATGTGGCGACACAACGGCACGGCATGGGAAGAGTATGCTGGTGAGATTGTGTTTGACTAACGATGTTACTAACATGAAGGTGCTGCCAAAGCAATAGGTGGCACCTTCGTATAAACTCTGAATGATGAGAGAGATGAAAACTTATGGTGTTTATGGCCTTATGGACTGGCAACCCATCATACGTGTTGGCCGTGCGAAGTTCTGCCCGCTGTTTACGGGCGGTGGTGCGACGGCATACGGGCAGACACCTGCAAAATATGCGACGTCGAATGAAGTGTGCCAGCGCATTATAGAGAACTCTGACTACTTTAAGTCGGGGCATATCAAGTTGCTTTACTCGAACGAGATTGAAGAGGCAAAGGATTTGGAGGTGTGTGCTGAGAGTCATGATGATGGTGCCGAATATGTGGAGAAGGTGTTCCCCTCGATGGGTGATGCCGCATCGTATGTGGCAGACAGTTTTGGTACTCCGAAGTCGAAGTTGCGTACACGCGATGCTATTGTGTCGGCAGGCAAGGCACATAATGTAAACATTAAAATAGCAGATTAGAGGGACTGAATATGGAATTGCACTCACTATCCAAGGTTAAGCCGGAGGAGGCTGACGGCATAGACTCTGTAAAGCGTGACAAGTTGCACAATTCGCAGCGTGCCTATGACGTGCTTGCCATGGCTCAGACATATTGGAGCAACATGGACGATTTTCGTCGTGAGCGTGAGCGCAACAAACGCTACACCTATGGCGACCAGTGGGACGACACAATCACTGTGGACGGGTGTCGCATGACTGAGGGGGAATATATCCAGAAGAAGGGCAATGTGCCGTTGAAGAACAACTTGATACGCCGCCTGGTGCGCAACGTGATAGGTGTGTACCGCTCGCAGTCGAAGGAGCCGGTGTGCAATGCGCGTGACCGTGATGAGCAGAAGCTTGGTGAGACGATGAGCACTGTGCTGCAATATAATATGCAACTCAACCGCATGAATGAGTTGTATGCGCGCACGATGGAGGAATATATGGTGGGTGCGTTTGTTGTTCACCGCAAATGGTATGGCTGGCGCAATGACAAGTTGGACTGCTGGACGGACTATGTGAACCCTAACCGTTTTTTCGTTGATACGAACATGCGCGACTTCCGAGGTTGGGACGTGACGTGTTGTGGCGAGATACATGATATATCGTTTGGCGACCTGCTTGGACAGTTTGCTCAGACGCCGTCGGACTATGAACGTCTTGCCAACATATATCGTGCGGCCAACAATATGCGTGGTTTTGTGAGTGCGCGTGCAAGTATTGGTGTGTCGACGCGTAGGAAGGACATAGACTTTTTGTTGAACACCGACGAGTCGCTTTGCAGGGTGATAGAGGTGTGGCGCAAGGAGACGAAGCCCCGCTACCGATGTCACGATTACAACAATGGTGACGTGTTCAAGATAGACGTGAATGACAAGAAGGCTCTTGTAGACGATGTGAACCAGCAACGTTTGGAACAAGGGTTGTCGTTGGGCATGGCTAAGGAGGACATTCCGTTGGTTAAGGCAGAGTGGTTTGTGGACAGTTATTGGTACTACTACTACCTTACCCCGTTGGGTGACATACTTGCTGAGGGTGAAACGCCTTATGCGCACAAAAGTCACCCCTATGTGTTCAAGGCATATCCGTTCATTGACGGCGAGATACATTCGTTTGTGAGTGATGTGATAGACCAGCAGCGTTATGCGAATCGCCTTGTGACGCTGTATGACTGGATAATGCGTGCGAGTGCGAAGGGCGTGCTGTTGGTTCCGGACGAATGCCTTGGCGACCAGAGTCCGGAGGATTTTGCCGATGCGTGGACCCGATTTAATGGTGTGGTGTTGTATCATGCGAAGCCTGGCGTGCCTGCTCCGACACAGGTGGCAAACAATTCGACAAACATAGGTATTAGCGAGTTGCTTAACTTGCAGTTGAAGTTCTTTGAGGATATAAGCGGTGTGCATGGTGCGCTACAAGGACGTCAGGGTACTACTGGCACGAGTGGCACGTTGTATGCGCAGCAGGCGCAGAATGCAACGACTTCGTTGCTTGACTTGCTGGATTCGTTTTCGCAATTTGTGGTAGATGCCGCATACAAGGACGTGAAGAACATTCAGCAGTTTTATGACCAGAAGCGTACCTTTAACATAGCCGGCCGCCAGGCTACGCAGATTGAGTATGACCCGGAAAAAATTCGTGATACCGAATTTGACTTGAGCATAGTGGAGAGCACGGCCACCCCCGTGTACAGACAGATTGCGAATGACTATCTTGTGCAGTTCTGGCAGTCGGGACAGATTACCTTGCAGCAGTTGCTTGAGGTGGGCGACTTTACGTTTGCGGACCAGCTGTTGCAGAGCATTAAGAGCCAGCAGCAACAGATGCAGCAGGGACAGACACCAGAAGGTGTGCCGCCAGAGCTGATGCAGCAGGCGCAGAATGGTGCTGACATGAATGCGGTGAACAAGCTGTATGGTGCGATGAAAGGCGAAGACAATGATGAGGCCCGACAGTATGGAGAGCCACAAACACCTAATGAGCAATGAACAGTTACTTGATAGATGAGATGGTGAAGGACGTGCGTATAGCAATAGACAACAACACGGAGGATAAGGAGTTGCTGGAGTTTGCTGATACTGACACGTTGATGCTGCAAGACATAGTGCGCGCCAAGGTGGTAGATGCTGCCAATATGATAGTGCGCGATGCGCCAGTGGATATGCTTGACGGTGGTGTGGTGGCGGACTTGAAGGGCATGGTGAAACTGAACAAGGTGTATGACACGGACACCATGCAGTATGCAGTGGTGAGGCTTGACAGAAGTTTTATGCGCCTGGTGAGTTTCAGAATGGGCGATTGGAGCATGGCTGTGACGGAGGCCATCAGTCCCGACAGTGCTTTGTATGCCATGCAGCGCAGCAGAATAGAGGGTGTGCGTGGCAACAAGGAGCGTCCGGTGGTGGCTGTTGTGCCGTCGAATGTGACGGGCGGGTATGACTTGGAGGCGTACTCTACGAAGTCGGACAATGCTTTAATGACTTATATGCCGTATGCAAGTTTGTCAAGCGATGGTGCGTCGATTGAGCTGCCCGTGCACTTGTACAGTGCGATTGTGTATGCCACGGCCTATCTGACTGCTTTGGCCTTTGGTGCTGGCGAGCAAGCGGCCAATTTGCTGCGTGTGGCACATGAACTGGCGCATATCAGTGATGCGGCACCTGATTATGTGCAACAGCCGCAACAACCATTACAACAAGAAGAGCAATGAAGAAAGATTGGAAAGACATAGAGGGCCATAAGTTCCGCGTTGACGTGGGTTCAACATTAAGACAGGCCATGTCGGATGATATGCCTGCCGAGGTGTTGTGCTTTACTACTGACGGGCATATTGTGATGAATGGTTTGGAGTTCCCGGACCTTGATGCAGTGAAGGCCGAGCTCAGACGTGAGTTGTTCAGCTACAAGATAGATGAGTCGATGTTCGGTTTGACTGCTGATATGTCTCGCAATGAGGTGGAGAAGATAATGGATAAGCCGCTATTTGACGAGATAGTTGACGCGATAACCAAGGGCCTTACTCTCTATGTTGGTGAAGGATATGTGGACGGCAGGTATAGTGTGGTGCATACTATTACTGGCAAGAACTTTAGGGAGCTGGACTTGACGTATAAGGACAACCGCGTGGTGTTGCGTAATTACGTTCCATTGAGTTCGGTTGAGGTGTACTATGGTGGCGGTTCCCGTTTGTTGAAGCTTGAAAACGATGTTGAAGAGTTGAAGGGCCTCCTTACTATGGCTTAGACAGAACCTAATTTTTATAAACAATTAAACTATTAACAGAGATGGCAGAATTGAATGAAATTGTCGCAGGAACGATGATTGGTTTCTCGGCGAACAAGACGGTGAAAGAAGCGAAGGAAGATACAGCTACCAACCGCGTTGACATCTGTAAGACGAAGGAACTTTACCTGAATGGTGAGCGCGCTGGTGTTACGGACGTTGAGAAGAAATTCCTTGAAGAAAACTTGAACACTGATAGCACTGTGAAGGCTTCGAAGGTGAAGACTTCACTTGGCAGCGACATCGAGACTTATGTTAAGAACAATGTGGCAGGTGCTTACAAGTACCAGGGCACGGTAGACAGACTTGACGAAATCCTTGCAAAGAACTGCACGAAGGGCGATGTGTTCAACGTTCGTGTGAAATTTGTTCTTTCCGGAAGTGATGGGAATGATGGTATTTATGAGGCTGGCACCAATGTGGCTGTGAGAGAAACTTTTGCAGCAGGTAAAGGCAATAAAAGATTGCTTGACCCCTTGGGTGGTATCGTTAACGGCTATGCGACGAAAACTGATTTAGAGACCGGACTTGCGAAGAAGGCTGATAAGGCGATTGTGCTGCCGATTTCAAATTATGTGCCTGGAGGAAAGGTTGAAGAAATTGCAGATGTGTTTGGTTTTGATGTGAACACATCATCAGATACTATTGCCGCATATTTAACTGGTGACCGCAGTTTTAACAAGTTGTTTAACGCTATTCAATCTGGTGTGAAGATTTATGGTCAGTATCATCATTATCTTGCCCTTACTGAACTTTCTGAGGTAGGTATAGCTGAGATATGCAACGCTAAAGCCTATGATTGGTCGGGACAAATAGGTTCTACTCAAAAACAAACGTATAAAGCCATAGAGATGGAACTGGAAGGTGTAAATATAGTTATCAAACTTTCAGGTGCAAAATATTCGGCGCTTAAATCGAAATCCCTTCGCGCCCGCATCCAAGACCTTGAAAGTCAGTTGACCTTGGCCTAAGGCATTTTATCTTTATTATATAACGAAGCCGCACTATGGCCGGTGTGTCATGGTGCGGCATTATTTTAATATAGACTATGGCAAAGAAAGATTGGAGCGAGATGGAAGGATTGCCATGGCGGCTTGATGTAGGCTCGACATTGGAAGAGGCCATGCAGTCGGAGAACGGTCAGATGCTGTATGTAACGAAAGATGGCCAAATAGTGATGAATGGTGAGGTGATAGCCAATGATGCTGTACATTACCTTGGCAGTTATTCACTTTCTTCGGGAGGCGAAAATGCCGCAAAACAGCTGTCGGTAAATTGCTTTACGAAGCCAATACTGCACTATACCATAACGGGCAATAATAATTGGACAGCGTTGGTGCGCCAGGTGCGTACGAACAATACGAATGTGCGTCAGTGGCTGAGGCTCGGTGCTACGCTATACTACCGTGATGTGACGATGAACAACGACTTTAGTCAGGCTACATCATGCACATCGTGGACGAGGTTGCCGGAGTATGACTCTACGGTGGACAGCCGCATCACCAAGAATCGTGAGGACATAGCGAACAACATTCAGAAAATCAATGCGAACACGACCAGACTGGACGGCATAGATGGTGCAATAGAGTCCTTTGGCGAGAGCATTACAGACCAAGCCTTGCGCATATATAACCTGGAGCACGGCAAGCCATTGGCCACCCAATCGGCACCAGGCTTTATGAGCGCAGAAGACAAGGTGAAGGTGGACACGCTGAACGGCGGCATTGCGCAGCAGAAGGACGGCAGTTATAAGACATTGACTGGCTTGGCTGTCATTGAGACGCATTCCGACGTGGTGGGCGAGGAGGTGAGTTTGACAGACTTTAATAACGCCCCCACAACCTACAATAAAGGTGATGTGATAAACCTGTACTATACCAAGGGTGCCTATGGTGTGCTTGCGCAGAAGGATATGCTATGGTTCGGCCGCCGCGTGGTGAGCAGCGACAGCAGTAACGGCACACTCTTGAAGTACGACTTTAAGACCATTGCCGGTGTGGAGCCTCATGATGCGTTTTACAATAACATTCCTCTGTATTTCTTGACACTCAAGGGTTATACATCTGCCTACAGGGGTAGTGCTGGTTATACATTGACGCCATTGAATGTAAGTGCAGTGCCCTACTTGCCATCAACAGCAGACAAGGTGCTGCTTGAGAAGATAAAACAGAAACTTGGATTATGACAGACCTGATACAGACTATCAGTTCTATTGTGACAGGTGTGGCAATACCAGTGCTCGGTGTATTCTTGTTTTATGATGCGAAGAAACGTGAAGCTTCTGCCAAAGCTGGAAAGGCTGAGGCAGACAACATCACGCAATATGCTGCACAATGGCAGAAGTTGTATGAAGAGAAGGTGAAGCACGAAGAGGAACTGAATGAGAAGATTGATGCGCTATATGTGCAGTTGAATGAGCAACGCGATGAACTTGCGCGACTTAAAAAGGAGATGGCAGAACTGATGGTGAAGCAGCAGTATGCGGAGAGCCAGAAGTGTACGGTGTTTGGCTGCCCCAACCGCCAGCCGCCTCAACTTGTGTGTGCAAGTAGTAATCACCCGGAACAATAGGACTATGAGATTGACGAAATATATCACGGAATTGATACGTGTGGACAGTGGGCACAGCAGCAAGGCGTTTTTCCTTGTGATGGTGACGATTGTTGGCAGTGTGTTGCTTCTTTGCTCGGCGTTTGTGCTGGCATGGGAGGTTGTGAGCACTGGCACTATACATACGGATTTAGTGGGACTGAGCGCATTTGTGGGCAGTGTGGCAAGTTTGTTTGCGACAGCTGGTATCACAAAGGTGTGCAGTGAACGGAAAGAAAAGAAATGCGAGTATGAATGATTGGATAGGTGGTTACAATTCTGTGTTCAAGTGTCTTGGCGGGAGAGGTCATGGGCAGGAGGAACGCGAGGTGAACGACTATTATGCGACAGACCCGATGGCGGTAGATTATCTTGTTGAGAATAATTTATTGCCAGATTGTATATGGGAATGTGCTTGTGGTGAAGGGCATCTGAGTAGAAGGCTTGAAGAAGAAGGATATGATGTGTATAGTTCGGACTTGGTGGACCGTGGATATGGTGTAAGCGGGGTGGACTTTTTGAAGGCTGATGAGAAGCCTTCTGACAAGATAAAATGTATAGTTACCAATCCGCCCTATAAATATGCCACAGAGTTTGTGCTGCACGCAATAGACATTCTTAAGCCCGGCGACAAGATTTTCATGTTCCTTAAGACGACATTTCTTGAAGGCCGGAGAAGGAAAGAAATGCTTTTTGACCGTTTCCCGCCAAAGACAATCTACCAATTCAGCGGAAGAGTTGCCTGTGCAAAGAATGGAGATTTTGGAAAGATGAAGAAGATTGGAAGTGCTGTTGCTTATGCTTGGTACGAGTGGGAGATTGGTTCGTATGGCACGACAGCACTCAAATGGATATAACACAATATAATATAGATGGAAAGTTGGAAAGAATTAGCGGCATTTGTGCTGGAGCGCGAGGGCGGCTATGTTAATAATAAGGCCGACAAGGGAGGACCTACGAACAAGGGCGTGACATTAGCGACCTACCGAAGTGTGTATGGACAGCACAAGACGGTTGAGGACTTGAAACGCATTACTGATGCGGAGTGGGAGTACATTTTTAAGAAATTCTACTGGGACAAGTGCAAGGCTGACTACATACAGGACAAGAGTGTGGCCTTTATTCTTGTGGACTGGGCCTATAACAGCGGAGTCAAGACGGCCGTAACGCACTTGCAGCGGATAGTTAAGACTACTGCCGATGGCATCATGGGCAAGCAGACCTTGCAAGCGGTAAATACGCGTAGTCCGCTGCCATTGTTCGGGGCATTGAAGCAGGACAGGATAGCTTTTTATAAGGCAAGAGCTGCCAAGAATCCGAGTCAGAAGGTGTTCTTGAAGGGGTGGCTTAATCGGGTTGGTCATTTCGCTTATAACAAGTTCGTATAATACGAAACTGCCACACAAGTTTCCCCGTGCGGCAGTTAAGTGTTCTAATAATACTTTTTTTTATGGTCACTGCAAAGGTAACAAATATAACCAAAAATATGCGTAGAGTTAGTGGTTTTTTAATCGTGATTATCTGTGCAGTTGTCTTGCACAGCAGTTGCGCGCGCAAGGTGGTGCAGAGCATGGAGCGCACGCACGACACGCTGATAGTGTATAAGACCGACAGCGTGATGGTGCGCGATACGATTGTGACAGTTTCCAAATTGGAAAGTGTGGACAGTGTAGCGGAGCGCATGACCACCTATGTTGTGGTGGACACAGCTGGCAAGGTGCTGACGAAGTATGTGTATCGCGACAGAAGCGTGTATCACAACAAGGACGCTCTTAGTGCGAGCAGTCATGTGTCATGCCGCACACACCGCACAAACAGCACAAGCCACAAGGCTACGGTGCGTGATGCGGTGACAAAGGTGGAGAAGCCTCCTGCAAAGTGGAGGATTCGGGCCGTTGGCGGTCTGTTTATCATAGTAATATGCGTGTTGTTATATTACAACATATATAGTAAGTATAAGTGATTTTGTTGGGTTGTTTGTTTGGCAAGCATGGGCGCATGGTGATGTGTTCCGTGCTTGCCTTTGTGCTTAATTTTTGAACAAAATCACTCATGAACAATGGAACAATTACAACAGATTTTTGACAGTGCAGTTGAAGCCGTGATGCAAGCCAGCGGCCTTGACTTTGATGCGCTTGCAAACTGCCGCTCAGAGCGGTGTGTGGTTGCGCGCGTGGTGCTTGTAGACGTGCTGATGGAGTTAGGTATGAGCGAGGGTGATATTGCATTCCTTAGCGGCATGAGTCAGCAGAGGGTTAATTCGCTTAAGAATAGTGCGAGGTACAGGCTAAAGGGGCTGGCTGCACGGGTGATGAGGGAGGAGGTGAGGAAATCCGTTTCCTTGCCAATAGCGGAAAATAATCGGTGATAATATGGCAGAAATGCGCGTTTTTGTGTATTTTGCCGAAAATAATACGAGATAAAGGACGGACTAAAAAGAAAGAATAAAGGCCACCTGGATTGGGTGGCCTTTTGCTTATGATTGGTTAATTGGTTGATAGTGTTGTATGTAATCCTTAAATCTGATTGCTTGACTTTTTAAGATGTTGGAAAATGACAATGTTTCTCGCAGTTTGTCAAGCCCATAGTTGTCAATAAAACGTCCGACACAAGGGTTGAGCAGTAAAGATGGTATTGCTTCAACATCACTCATGTCTAATTTGACAGGTTCTCCTTGTTGTATTTTAGCTATCATGATACAATACAACTCTTCTCCTGCTTTTCTGTAATCCTTTGTTCTCGCAAGGATTGTTGATACTTTAATTGTACACATAATATCAAAAATCAAAGTCGGTTAATATATCTTCTTCTTCTAAATTTTGAGTATCAATGTCGAAATCAATAAGTGTTCCCGTAAAATTGAAGTCGGTTTGTGAGATATGCTGCTTTCCGTCTATTTTTACGAGGCAAGCTCCCTTGCTAAATAGTCTTACATTATCTGAGTTTGTTAAGATATTGTCTAAGCCAAACCCTCTGTTGTTCTGTTGCGATTGAACAGTAAAGTTCTTCTTGATTGCAATTTCAAGTGCTTCTTTGTCATTCGTTTCGTTTCCAAGAAATGCCCTTACAGAAGAAGGTATAGATATTCCGAAGTCACATATTGCTACATTTATCTTACCATTTTTCTGATTGTAATATATAGCACTAAAAGCATTGCCATTTGCTTGTGCATGGTCGAACACATTGTTATAGGCTTCAGCAAGGCACGTTGATATAGGCGTGTAGTCTTTATCTTCGCCAATTATGCCCTTAAAGTATTTAGTTACTTCACTCGCAAATATGTCTTTTTCGTCATCTTTTATTTTCCATAAACTAAAGATGTTTTTTTCAGTGCTTAATGCGTGTCTGAAACCTAATCTCCAATAGGTTGAGAAACCGCAAGTGTCGCAAACATACTGACACACATCTTTATTATCTCGAGAGATACTAACTGGGAAATTCTTGTCTACGAAGAATTGTACCAAACAAGCAAGCGAAGCTAAATGGAAAGGTTTAAGCTCGTGTGGAAGTATTTCGTTGGAGAAATCTATAACTACCTCTTCTCCAGAAGTGCTGTTACAATGCAAATTCACAAACGAAGCAATATTACGAACCCACCTAACTTTGTCCGCTTTGTCGAAAAAGATATGAATCATGTTGCAAAGGTACAACTGCAAGTTACAATTTCCAAATAAATTAACAAATATTGGTGCAGAGTTGAGTACAAACAACTCACAAGCAACAAACAAAACTCACAAGCAACTCACAAGCAACTTGTCACCATCTTTGCGCTATCGGGGGATATTCCCCGACCGACTTAATACATTCATAATTATGGACAATGTAGAGAAAGTAATCTGTTGTGACAGAGGTAATGATGCGCTTGCTTACGCGGCAATGGCGAACAACAAGGGCAATGACCCCATGGCCCTGGCAGCTATGATGAACGGTGGCCTTGGAGGTGCTAACCAGTGGTTGAACAATCCGTTTTTGTATCTTATTTTCCTCGCCATGTTCGGTGGCAATGGCTTCGGGTTTGGCAACAACCGCAATGGTCTGCAAGATGCCGAGATACAAGGTCAAATTCAGTCGCTGCGCTCGCAGATGGCTGACAACCACAACTCCGACCTGCTGATGCAGGCAATCAAGGGCAATAACGATGCCTTGACCACACTTGGCGCGAACCTTAATTGCGACTTCAACCAGTTGCAGCAAGGCGTGTGCGCTGTTCGTTCCGCTATTGACAATGTAAGCGGACAGGTAGGCTTCTCTGCCGAGCGTGTAATCAACGCAGCGGAGAGAGGTAATGCAGCTGTAATCCAGGCAATACAGAATTGTTGCTGCAACACGCAGAACAACATCACCAAGATGGGATACGAGAACCAGCTCGCAATACAAGGACAGACCAACTCCTTGCAGCAGAGCCTTAATTTTGTAAACTCGTCTGTGGAGCGCGGATTTAGCTCTGTTGGCTACCAGATGTCGCAGGACAAGTGCGATGTAATCCGTGCAGGACAGGACAACACGCAGCGTATAATTGATGCGCTGAACAATCATTGGTATGCTGACATTGACCGCAAGTATCAAGACGCGAGATTGGAGTTGTCGCAGCAGAGCCAGACTGCCGCACTGATTGCAGCTTTGGGCAAGACTACAACTGCAACGACATGAGGAGGGGCTATTTCCAAAACGGAAATAACCACTGATGACCATTCTATTGACGCCAACGAAAAGGTGGACAATAGCTTTTTCGTGAGGTCGCGGAAGAGGTCGAAAGAGAAGTAATAACAAGTACGTGGGGAAGTAATTGCCCCACGTGCTACTAACGATTGAAATCATGCTATTCAAAGACGTAAAAATAGGCTACCCGATTTACTTTCTTGACAAGGAGGGCGCAAGATATTATCAAGGCAAGGCCGTGAGTGTTGCAGTTCCGCGCTACGACAATAACCAAGCCAAGGCTTTCGGCGCGCAGCCTACGGGCCTTGTGGTAGACATAACCATTGAGGCAGATGGTGCGACCAAGACCTACACAATCCCCGAAACTGCAACAATAACGTATGCAGGGCATCTTGTATTGTCAACCGACAAGGAAGGAATACTAAGGGAGGTGGAAGCACTAAAGGCTGCAAGCGAGGAGGCACTGTCGCAAGTGGAGCGACACAAGCAAGCGGTGACAAATTGTAACCAGTTGTTGGAGGAGCTTAATCCAGCCTTTGCGGAGAAGCGTGCGCAAGACAAGCGGATTGAGGGCATTGAAAACGAGGTGAAGAGCCTTGGTGCTGTACTTCGCGATTTTATCAACGAATTTAAGAAATGATGATTATGGGAAGATTATATATGGTATTTTGCAAGGGTGGTGGCAAGTGCAAGCACTTCGACAAGGAAAGTGCAGAGAAGGCTGTCAGCCGCATATACTACACGACTAAAGATGGCACAGAGCATCACGGGGCACACTGGAGCATGGAGCAGGTGCTTGAAGCGACGAAAGGGTTGCAGTTTAAGCCTTGTGTGACGGATTACGACAAGTATGTAGCGTTTAATGCGTCTTATGCCGACTTGTGCAAGACGTTGACGCCAGACTTGATTATAGAGACAGGTCATGCGTTTTTCTTTGAAGATGAAGATGCGCCCTGCAATAAGATATGGATATACATGGAGAGTTTTGAGTAAAAAAGCGTGACACATCGTCACGCTTTTTGCTCTAATATAATGCCGTTCAGATATAAATTTATAAATTTGTTGCGTCTGTTAGGCATAGCGATATGTCCATTGTCTTGTAGTGAGTCTTTATTGGCTCACTACTTTTGGCTAAAAACATAATCCATCAATTTTTCATTTGCTTCGTTTATCAACGAGAAGTCCTTCTTTATGTATAGATTAGTGACTCTCATTCTCTCGTCGATATGGCATAGCATGTCATTGACTATATATAATGGTATGCGTACATCATTTGCTGCAATAGTTGCCATAGAATGCCTGGCAGAGTAAAATTGCAATTTCTCAATTCCGAGAGCATTGCCAATTATCTTCAATCCCTTGTTTAATGCAACGTTGAAATTGCTTGGCGTGCTGTATCTTTCGGAGAAATTAAACACAGTACCGGCATTCCCTTTTGACACGTATTTTTTCATTAGTGGCTTTATGTTCTCTGGTACAATTATTTCCATTAGCGCATTGTCGCTCCTTCGGTCGCGTGTTTTCGTCCTATTATACCTTATCCGTTGTCCATCATAATCCGTCACGCTGTATAGGTCTACTGCATTCATGCCCATCAAACAGAATGATATGATAAAGCAGTCCCTTGCGATTATTTCTCTTTCAGATTTTCCAGTATAATTGTAAATGGCTCTTATCTGTTCAACAGTCAAGGCCCTCTTTTCTGCTACGTTCTGTTTTTTCGGTTTATAGCTATGAAGTGTTTTCTTTATTTTAATGTCATCGTTGTCGTAATCATTGTAGAACTCTCGCGCATCTTGGAAAATCTTCATGATGGAAGATGTGTATAGTGACATTGCACGTGGCTTATCGGAGAGTGACCGCTCCCACTCTCGCATCATCTGTTCGCTAAACTCACTGCAATATATAACTCGTCTACCGAAGAACTTGCATAGTGCATTTATTGCGGATTTGTAGTTGCGTATGCCTTTTAGGTCATTGTGTTCGTTTACCCATCTCTCGGCATACTTGATGAAGTTTATACTTTCTCCTTCATCTTTTTGTTTGAGTTTTTCCACAATCGTGTCAAAGGGTACATCATTCACTTCAAGATACAACCCTTCAATCTTTTTCCGTAGTTTGCTGATAATGTCATTACCACGTTCGAGTACGTTGTTGTTCTTTATTTTGAGGGAAGAGGTCAAATCTTTTTTACCTACAATCATAGTTGTCGGTAAATAGACGGTCTTTCGATTGTGTGAGAACCGGATAAAAACGACATACGTTTTATCTTCTCTCTGTCTGTCCTTCCGGACCATTAGTTTGAATGTAGCCATATTGTCTGTTTGTTATGCCCGAAGGCAAAGTTAATAATGAATTGGAAAACATTTGGAAAACATTTGGAAAACATTTTCGTTTTACAATCATATTCCAAACGTCACTTGTAAGCAATCTATTTTCTTTGTCCAGATAGTTTAACCATGACTACACGTGTAGAAAACCATTGATAATCAACGAAAAACAGAGGATTGCTCGTTACGAACAATCCTCTGTTTGGTGGGGTGCTTAGTG